CTAAAAAGAGTTTAAATTTCTTCATATAATCCATTTTCTTCGTCGTCTTTCATCATTTGTGTTAATCTAGCTTCTCTTGAATACCTTCGTATAAGTTTGAATATCTCTGTAATGTCCGTAAATTCAGACACTGGACTATCATTTCTACCAGGAAGAAATATCAAAGTAAATCCGTGGTTTGCTAGAAATTTTTCTGTTACTCTTATACCACAGATTTCATCAATATAAACCCAAGGAAAGTTTCCTGATAGTTTTACGTCAATACCAATTTTTTTCAATCTTTCAACAAACCTTGTGATTTTATCACCGGTTAGTTTTGTTGGTCTTTCTGTTTCCATATAAGTTCCAAATTTAGTTTCTTTTGTTTTCATACTAGAATTTTTCCATTCTCTCCAATTATCAAAGTCTTTAAGTTTTTCTAAAAACTCATCATCCATTTCTTTGGCTTGTTGAATAAGTCGTTTTATTTCATTTTCTGTTAAATGTCTTTCGCCATCTAATTGTTCAACCAACCATTCTACTGCTGTCTGTTTTACCTCCATAACATTCTAATTATTTATTTTTTATAATCCATTCAACAATTTCTTCTCTAGTTAAACCAACTAATTTATCTTTATATTCTTTGTTAAATTTATCCGCAAGATATAAAGGCATTTCGTGATGTCTCGCCCAAAAATTCCCATTCTCATCAGGTTCAAAAAAGTATATTCTACCATACCCTTTTGTTGGTGGTGGAAGTTTTTCTATATCTTTTCCTGTTGTTAAAATTTTTTTAATCCTAATAACATAAAAGGGTATTACCAACTTTATAAAAAATAATAATCTACTTTTAATTTTTTTTAATCTACTTTCTTTTACTTCCATAACATTCCAAATTTTTATTAGTTACATTCCACAAATCTTTTTTTCCCTCTGTCATATGACAATTGTGTTTCTTACCGGTTCTCTCAGCAAAATCAACAATAGTATCGTTGTGACGATTACGAATGAAGTGGGGACATTCTTTACAAGGTTTTTTCACCTTACAAAGGTAAGAAACTAATTTGAATTAAACAAATATTAAATTGGTAATTTTACTTTACTTAACATTTGATTTGAAACATGAGTATATATTTCAGTAGTTTTAACATTAGTATGACCCGCAATTTTCTGAATCAAACGAAGATCAGTTCCAGACTCTAAAAGATTTGTGAAGCAAGAATGTCTTAATTGGTGTATGTGGTAATTTTCACCTAAATATTTTTTAAGTGTTCCGTTCATCGTTCTAATCAACATTTCAGTTGAAAATTTTAAAAGAAAAATCCAACGCACTTTATAAATTTTGAATGTATTTTTTAACACTTTCTTTAGACAATCCTATTATACCTTGCTCGGTCATAATAACATTTTTTTCTAACAATTCAATTAATTCTTCACCACTTATTTCATCTGTAATATCTCTACTATTTTCATTTTTATAAATAACCTTATATCTATCAGATACTTTCTCGTAAGGATTATTACCAACGTGAGTATATTTATAAAAAATTTCCACCTTTTGTTTATATATATTTATTTCACCTAAATCAGTACTATTGTTTTCTAAATCATCTAATGTTGTTGTAAAAAACATAGGTAAGTCAGAAGTCCATATATATCCTTCTTTGTTTATTTTGTTAACTAAACTTTCAATTTTATGAAGATGTTTATTGGTATAATCAACATAATTTTGAAATGATTTATCAGATATTTTTATATCGTACTTATTCATCCAATCTAAGGCATTATCAATTCTTTGTGATATGTTTTTATTCTCATTCAAGAAATCTCTTATCGTAGTTTTAATAAATTGTTTCAAATCTTTCATCGTTTTCTTTATATATAAATATTCAGAAGCTTTATTTTAGTCCAAATCCTACCATCGGGAATAGATTTCATCACTTTTAAACAATCCCCTAAATATGTTTTATTTACTTCCATAACATTCAAGTTTCTTATCCGTTACATTCCACAAATCTTTTTTTCCTTCTGTCATATGACAATTGTGTTTCTTTCCGGTTCTTTTACCGAACTCCACAATCATATCATTATGACGATTACGAATAAAGTGAGGACATTCTTTACAGGGTTTTTTCATTAATCAACTAATACAAAGTTTTCAGAACTTAAAAACTTCAACACTCTTTTTTCAGAAGTTGAGTTTATTGCTGGTTTTGTTGCTATATCATTAAGTCCTTTTGAAAATATGATTTGAAACTTTCTTTTATTACCAGTATAATATGAACCAACATAACAATGTTCGTCTTTATCATTAACAAAGACACCAGATGTTTTACCCTTCAATAATTGACCTAATGTTTTATTTTCCATATCACAAAGATATAGAAAAAAATCAGATTACCAAACTATTTTTTGAAATTGTAGGAAGTTTGAATTGGTCTTTTACCATACTTTTTTTCCATAAGTTTCTGGTGTAGATCCCAATCTAATATTGATTCATTTGTTTGTTCCTTTTCATCCGGAATCAATGAATAAATTTTTGATATTTTTTTCATAAGTTTTGTTGCAACATAATTAAATCTTTCACATTCGTCTTTGAAGAAATCCAACTCTCTATTTTGGTATTTGGTTATATGATTTATAAATTTATTCCTAACTTTTTCTTTATTTGGATTTATTTTCTCTCCACCACCCAATAGTTGTGCCATAAACCCATCAAACATACTGTTAATCTTTTCTCGTTGTGAATAAAAATAATTATCAAAATTTTCAACTTTAGTATTTACTAAATTAACATATACCAATCTAAGCACCATTTTTATTTTTGTTTCATCATCAACATTTGTTTCCATTCCAGCGTGTTCTAATAATCTATCAACCCTTTCCATTTCATTATACAAACTTTCAATCAAATAATCAAATGAAAAATTTTTAATATCTTGTAATTCTTTATATGCCGTATCATTTGTTATAAAATCATAAAACTGTTCTTTTGTAATACCTTTCTTTAACATTCTAGTTGAGATCTCAGTTGGTCTTACCAGATTTTCGGTCATTTGAATAAAATAACTGTATCTCATAAACTTATTTAAGATTGGTATTCCAAAATTTAATCTACCTGATGAGTACGCCTGGTAATCGGCAAGATCGCCTACGAATCCTTTTGTTTTTTTTGTTCTATCGTATTTGTGTTTTAATTCGTGAGCCATAACTGAAACTGTATGTGCTTCATCTTCTTGGAATTTTTCTAATATTTCCTCTGGTTCCCACATTTCTGCCGCAACAAAATTAATGTGTAATATTAAAGTTTTATTTACCGGTGAAATCTGCATGAGTATAGCATTATCAAAAATAAATTCGTTTGAGACACCCATCGCCGCTATTTCTGGTTTTCCATCGTAATCTTCAACTTCTTGGATTTCAACTATAACTTTGATATGATCTATTGTTATATCTGAAATTTGTAATTCTTTATCTTCAATATCAAATTCGTATTCTATATCATTTTCATTTATTGATTTTAACTTTTCTAGAACAATACTATATAGTTCTTCGGCCGCTTCCATAATTCCTTTTGGAACACCAACAGCTTCTGTGATTAGTCTTAATTGATTTTCGGTTATTAGGATTTTCATAATAATAAATATATTGGAGTTATAGTTTATCCAACAACACCAACTAAATCATCCAGGTGGTGATCTCCAGACATATCGGACCCAACTGGTCTTTTATCCATAATTTTGATTATTTCATCAATACTATATGGGTCCAATCCATTTCCATCAACACCAACATCCATTTTTTTACCATTACCGAATTTGGCTTCTCGTCCAAGGTGTGAGTGTCCGTGTAAATGGATAACACCTTTGTTAAGACCATTCCAACTTTGTAATGGATAATGACATAAAACAAAGTTTCTGTCATTTATTCTAACTTCCAAGTAGTGATTTACACTTAAAAATCTTGATTGGATATTTTCTTTGTTATTAACTATATGTTGGTCGTGATTACCAAGTATTAGATGAATGTTTTTACAAATCAATCTTTCTAAGAAAATACCAATATTCTCAAACCCACCAAATGAAACATCACCTAACATAATCAATGTATCGTCCTGACCCACCATATTGTTAATTCCATCTACCAATCGTTGGTTCATCTGCTCGATAGTTTGAAAATCTCTTGTTGAATCAACTGGAATTTTTCCATCTTGAGTTCTCCAATTCGTCACACCACGACAAATATTTTGGTGTCCGAAATGTGTATCGCTCACTATAAACACTTTTCCTATTGTTTCTAATGTTTTAAATTTCATAGTTTTTATCTTTAAGGTAAATCATCTAAATAATTATAATCTTCATCTAAATAATTATAATCTATGGTATTATTTAATCCTATCGTTGCACTCGATAGTCCTAACAATTCTTTAATCCTACCAAGTTGGATATTTCCAGTTGTACTCGGTTGAGGATTACTTATAACAATATCCCCATAATTCGCGTTTCCAGATATGGTATGTCCATAAAAATGTGGATCATTTGTTAATATTCTATCACTAATTGGGTAGTCAGCTATTTTTCTTACACTTTTCACATTATCACCCCAACCAATTAAATCTCCAGTTGTCTTATCCCTTTGTAGTTCTTTTCTAATTTTTAAAAACAATTCATCCGGAATAAAGTCAATAAACATTGGATCAACTTCTCTATCTTGTTGATCCCAAGCTTGGAACTTTTCATTTCTAAACTCTCTTGAGAATGCGATTTTTGTATCCGTTTTTTTATTTAAAACATAAATCAACCTATGTGTTGTTAAATATTGATTCCAATATTTTTCTTGTGTTACACACCATTTTGTGTTTGTACCATATACTTTAGATGCTTCAAAACTTAATGGTGTTAGAATAAACCAGGTTTCATCTTCGTGAATATTTAATATTTCTTTTTCAATTTTTTTTCTGTTTTCAATTTCTTCGGCGACTTTAACGGCTTCGTTTAATTCTAAAAAATTTTTGTATTGACTAATATCTTTAATTTTAATTCTATTTGCCTTTGAATGTCTTTCAAATTCATTTAGAGTTTCAACCTCACCGGAACCAAATAGGAATATACCCATATATCCCATAAATTCATCTTTGTTAGAACTATAATAATCACTATCTCTTTTAAAATTCTTAATTAAGAACTCTGTATATTTGTAAGAATCCGTTGGATCCAAATGTGAAATAATATCAATTAGTGATATGTTCAAATCCGGATGTTGTTCTTTTAATCTGTCTAATCTACTCATAATTTTATACTAAAACGATTTTTCATTTGTTCTATCTTATCTTCTGGAACATTGTGTTCGTTGGTATTTCCGTGACGATTTTCAACAATTATAGTAAAAACTTTATATCCAAATTCTTTTGCTAAATCAAAATATGGTGTCATCTCCCATTCTTGTGTAAAGGTGTTTGAGACAACAATTTTTTCACGAGCAACGGCCATATCGGTTTTAACCTTATCTAAACACCAAGTATGAGCATTTTTAATTTTTGTCCCATCAAATTTATATTCACCGGTATTTGGATCAATAAAATACATATCAGCTTCATAATGTTTTCCACCTAAAGTTTTAGCAAATGTTGATTTTCCAGCACCACAAATCCCGCGGCATATCACAAGTATTTTTTCCATAAAACAAAATTAAAAAAAATATCTTATAAAAACAAGAAAAGGAACCATTTCTGATTCCTTTAATTTGGGTCGACATTGAATGTCAACTCTCCACCACCTTGTTTTGATAGAACAAGGAAACTATTTTGTAACCAACGCCTCAATCTTACTTTTAACCTGTTCGGTTATTGATATTTCTTTTGTGTTTGTAACTATGATACAATCACCCAATGTTTTTGCTGGTATATTTACATAAAATGTATCTCCATTAAAAAAAGATAAATTCTCTTTTAATTCAACACTTGCATGAACCATCTTCAAAAATAATTTGAATTGTGTCTGATCCATAAATGTTTCATTTAGTAATTCACCAAAGGTTTCGTGTAATATTCTTATGTTAAATCCTAATTTCATATTACAAATATAATGAACTTTTTGATATAAAACAAAAAATCTCACAAATTATATTACTAATCTATGAGATTTTAAATTATTACCAACAAAATAAGAAGGATATGTGGTTTTTTTGTGTTTTATAAATACTATGAAATTCACGAAAAGTCAAAAATTTTTCAAAATTTCCATCATATTTTTTGTTTTTTTTGTCTCCGGAAGGTCATTTTTAGTAAAATACCTACATTCAGTATGTTCTTTACCATCTTTAGCCTTTTTTAAATCCGGAATTAGTTCCTTATCCGAATTATATCCATAAACAAATATAATTTTGGTTTTCTCCGTTTTGTTTTTTATATAACCATTTAAAATACCAATAAGATTCAAATTTTTTTTATCAATTTTCAAATGCGTTTCTTCCTTAAATTCTCTAACTGCAGCATCAATTGGTAATTCATCTTTATCCATATGTCCAGATGGTATAGACCATTCCAATGGTAAAGATTCGTTTTTTGATCTTTTACACAAAAGTAATTTACCATTATATTTAACAACAACTCCGGCTATTTTTTTTAATTCAGACATAAGATATATTTATATAAATATGGAGATTTTACTTAATAATAATCTGTTGAATGTAAAATGTGTAATGAATTCAAAAGACATTCAAAAAGGAATGATGGGTAGAAAATTTTCAAACGAATTTGATGGTATGTTATTTCTTATGAATGATGATGAACATTCTTTCTGGATGAAAGATTGTATAATACCATTGGACATTATCTTTATTGAAGATAATAGAATCACAAAGATACATCACAACTGTAAGCCTTGTAGGGAAGAACCTTGTAAAAGGTATAAGGGAACTGGTAATCTGATCCTAGAAGTTAGAGGTGGTTTCTGTAATGAGTATGATATTGAGATTGGTGATTTAATCGTTTTTAACGATTAGATTTTAATGTATCAATATGATGTTTTAAATACCACGCAGCTTTTTCCAAATCTTGTATTTCCTTATCCGGATCTTTCTTTCCGGCTCTTGAAATGTATTTTACCGTGTTGCCCAATGAAAATCCAAGGTTCCAAGCATCAATCACCTTTATGGCTTCATAAATGTTCGTTTCTCCACCATAATGATTAGGATGATTTACCTGTTCCTTATTTTCCATTTTTTTGTTTAAGTTCATTTACGATTCTTCTAATCTCTTCACCCAAATCATAATCGTTAGGAAATTTTTTTACTAATTCAATAAGTTCTTTCTCATTCATCTTGTTCTGTTTTAACACTTTTATAATATTCAACTATTTTTTTCTGTTCAATATAAGAAATTAGTTTTCTCTTGAATAATGGTAATAAAGTTTCTTCTAAAGGAAAATCACCATTACTTACCATTTCAACTACTGATAATTTCTTTTTATCTTCCAATAAACTAAATGTAGATATTATTCTTGAGGGAGTCAAATTATTTCTTTCTCCATCATAAATTATTTTTGTGATTAACTTATTTTCCGGTGATCCTTTAGCAACTGGTTTTTTTTCATATTCCCAAACAATAATTCTTTTGTTTTTCTTATCATTAAAATACATAAAACCAGAATCATTTATAATATTTTCTTTGTTTTTTTTAACAACCAAATAAATCTTATCAAAAACAAGTTCCCAAACAGATTTGGCAATATTAAAGTATTCAATCATTCTTGGTGTTGTATATGATAAAATTTGGATAAATTCTTCATGCTCGTCCTTTGTCATTTCTGGAACATCTTTAATCTTTAAATCTTTCACCAATAGTTCATCGTCAATTGAAGAAAATCTTTTGTTTGTGTATAGAATTTTTTTGTCTTTTACAAGTGTTTGAACATTTGCCAAATGTAATGCAAGTTCAATAAATCCTGGGTATAATTCCAAATTATCTAGTTTTTCACCCATTTTTTGGAAATAAGAAAGTAATTTATATTCTTTGTGTTCCTTGTCAATTGGTTTTTCAAACATCCATTCGGTGTTCATTAAAAATTCTATCTTCTTTTTCTTTGCCATTTGACATAATAATAATCATATAATATTTTCAGTAAATATTAGTTGGTTCTCATTACAACAAATTCTTTATCACCGACATCAATCATGCTGTATTGTCCGTCGTATGAACTCAAAGTTTCACCATAATCACTATCTCTAATCAAATCGTCTTTTAGTCGATCCTTGTCAATATAATTGTAAAGCTCATCACCACCAAAACCCATTTCATCTAACCATTCAGCAGGTCTTCTCCTTATTTCGTCCAAATAATCTTCAACAGCTTCTTCAATATCATCATCACTTGGGTCGCCATCTGGATTATCTTTTATTTCTTCAATCTCATATTCAATATCTGATATTCTACTATCTCTATCATCTTGATGATCTTGTGTGTCCTCGTCATCGTATATGTTATTAGGATCTACTCTTACACCATCTTTGTATAAAAACCAATTGTCGCCTTCTTCTTTATATTGGAAATGATTATCTTCTTCATCCATAAAATCAAAAAAGCCATCTTTTTTTGTTGGGTATAGAATTGGAAATCTTACACCGGTATTTTCAAGAATATATTTTTCCATTTCAAGTACCCAAATTTCTTCTTTTTGGTCTGAGCTTAATTGTTTTTCAACATTATAAGACTCTGGTTCTTCATATATCCAATCTCTTACTATGTCTTCCCAACCTTCGGCTAAAGCGTCTCCATCTATATAATAAGATAGTCGGTCTTTACTGATATAATGTTCTGGATTCTCGGCCCATTCTTCGTAGTAATCCTCCATAGCAAAATCAGCTTCAGATTCTGTTCCAACGGTATATTCATAACCGGTTGATAAACATTCAAAACTATCCATTCTATAGTTAGTTCCACTCGGATAGAAATCATAAACATCGGATTTTCCTGAAATTAACTCATCTCTTTCTTCTTCAAGTTCTAATTGTTTATCTGTAATCTCATCAAATTTTTCACTATAATCTTCATCATCTAGGTCCAAATTTTGTTGTTCTTCTTCAAGTCTTTGAATTTCTTCCTCAATTTCTTTGGCTCTTTCTCTATCATCGTCCGTTAAACCACTAACATCACCTCTTTCCATCGCATATAAAAAGGCAGCATTTGCTCTTAATCCTTCATCATCTGTATTGGTCAGATTCCATACATCATTTCTTCTCCGTTCTTCCTGTTCTCTATATTTTTCTTGTTGTATTCTTCTTTGGACTAAATCATAATAAGGTGTGCTCCAATACCTTTTACTTCCGGTAACTTCGGTGTCGTCAAGATTTTTTATTTTAGTGTGACTAACCTCTAAATCACCCTCAATTCTAATTGGTCCAAGATCTATTAAATTATTACTATCAGTACCGTTTAATTTTAAACTACCAGTTACAACAATTTTTTTATTTTTAAATTTTGGCATTTTTGGAATTAAATGTGCATTATATCCCACATTTCTTAAAAGCATTGTATATTCTTCTGGGGTAAATCTTACTTCCTCCACTTCTTGTTCTCTAATAATATCCTTAACCAACTTAATCAAATTTGATTCTGTAAGTCTTAAAATTCGTTTCATATAATAATAAATACTTAAAACTTTACAAATATGAATGTATTGTAATATTTATGAATAAATAAACTTGTAAAAACAAATCATTATGAGTTGTGGATGTAAAAACAAAGGAAATCAACAAGCTGCTCAACAACCAGTACAAAAAACTGTATCTGAACAAGCTAAAACTACTGACTCTGTAAAAGATTCAGTAAAAAAAATCGTTGAGAAATATTACAACAAAAAATAATTTCCTTTGGCCAAAGAAAAATTAAAGGTGGAAGTAATTTTCCACCTTTTTTTATATTTATAAAATATGGGAAGATTGGATCAATTTTTAGAATGGTTTCACGATGGTAGAGAAAGTGAGTATGATGAAATACTCAAAATTTTTGTAACAACAAGAAACTTCTTAAATTCCGCCATAAAATTTGGTGAAAAAGACAACATAGATATTTCTTATATTCCAGCAAATGAATTTAAAAAAGACCCAGAACTTTTTGATTTTTTAAGTGAAAATGGTTTTTTGGAAGATGTTAAGTATAACGATTTAAGTGATCATTTAAGGAATTACTATCTTCTTTGGATGATGAACAGAGACGAGGTTTCAACATTAAAGTTTATATGTGACAACTTGTTAACTGATGTTGAACCAAGGAGTGATGGATATTGGTTAAGATTAAGGGATAGAGAAGAACTCGCAGAATTTTTTAGAAGTAGTAGTAGAAGAAGTGATTATGACTTACAAGAAATTGCAAAACAAGCATTAGGTGATGGTTTAGATTATGGAAGATATTGGGATACAACAAATGATGTCTATGAAGATGTTATTAAAGTATTAAACAAAAAAAATATTCAATATCTTGCAAATTACATTTTAAAACATATCGGAAACAAAGATTTAAATGTTAGTGATTATAATTCTGATTTCTTTGAAGAATTGGCTCAGATTCAGGCTCGTGATGGTATGTTCCAAATTACACAAGATGATGTTATTCCTTTAATAAATGATGCTGAAGCAATGGAAGAACTAATGGATGGTGATTTATCTGATTTAGAAAGTGAATTACATTCAATACACGAAAACGCTTATAATAGCGCATATGAAAGTATGATTTATAAACAAGTTATGGATGGTCTTACAGAATATTTTTCTCCACCAATTGATGAAATTGCAACAAAAGTTGGTGAAAAAACAAAATATATTTCATATATTAAAATTCGTGATTTTTATTCTAATGTCTTAGCTTTTATTGAAAATAACTTGGGTGATGACTGGAATGAAAGTGTTTTAGAATATTTTGGTTCTTATACTGGAATGATGAACCAATTATTCAGTGAAGATATTTATGAACCAATTGATTTTAGAGTTGATGATTATCCAGACTATAGAGAGGTTGATTTAGCAATTAACGATTATTTTGGTGAATATATCTAAAACTATTTAGATTTTTAATTAAAAATCATATTCATTATAAAAAATGATGGAATATGAGAAAAATTAACAAAAATTCAAGGAGAGGTATTGTAAATCTATTTGCCGATTTTATTCTTACAAGAATAGACAAAAAAGAAAATTCAATCATCCAGGTTACAGATTGTGAATCATTTATGGTTATCCACGGTCACACAACATCAAATGATATTTTAGATCTAGAAAAAATAAAAACAGATTTTTTTGAGTGGTTCAAGGATATTTTAGATGAAGTTGGTATTACCCAAATAAATACAATTGATATTATTCGTTATGGACAAGAAATCAATAATATTGAGAAAGGTTGGATTGATGTAAATAAAAGTGTGTTCGTTGATGAACCAGAACCAATTATGGAACTTTCAACATCATCAGAGTTTCCATACGGATATAGTCATAATTGTGGTCGTCTTATGGTGTATTATTCACACTACATTTTTAATCATTTATACAATACAATGGGTGTTAATCGTTTAGATTTTTATTTTACCAAAGAAATGAATGAAAATGAAGATTTTAAAATAAAAATTGTTGCGGATTCAAAATATAATATAGATGGTATTAAGTCTTTGGTTCTTGATGTATTTTCTTTTAATTTAGAAGAGTTTAGTGAGAGAATTAAGGATTATGACCTTTTACAAGATATACTATTTCCAGATGAAGAAAAACCATATGTAAAACAAGATATGTTAGAACATATAATATTCTTTTAAAAAGAAACCCCACCTTTTTAGGATGGGGTTTTTTTAATCATTTAAGAAATTTTTAATTATTTCAAAACCTTCGTTAATGTCATCAAAATCTCTGTCCGGTGCGAAAAGTTCTGTTATTGGTTCATCAGATTCTGGAGCTTCAATTAACATAAAAGCCGGAATATAATCATTACCAGTTAATTCAACAAACAAATCATATTCTTCTTCGTGTTCGTGAATATCTCTATCAACAAAAAAAATATCTTCTTTTTCTAACATTTCTTTTAGTTCAACACAAAAAGGACATCCTTTCATTGTGAACAATACGGCTACCTTATCCATTGATTAACTCTGTTACTAAACCATTTATTTGTCCTTCTGTTAAAACACCAACTCTTGTATCAACAAGTTCTCCACCGTTGAAAATTTTAATTGTCGGTACACTCCTTACACCAAGAGACATTGCAACTTCTCTATTTAAATCTACATCCATCGTATACATCTGAACATCAGATGTATTTTGACTAGCGACTTTTTCGAATATTGGGTTTAAAACTGAACAAGGTTGACACCAAGACGCCCCCAATTTAAGAATAATTTTTTCACCATTTTTAATTTTTTCTTGTAATTCTACACTTGTAATTTCCATAATCTAAATGTTTTTCCATCTTCTATTATTTTTTATGTCATAAAGAATATGACTTTTCATATTTGGGTATTCCTTGATAAGTTGAGGAACTTTTATCCCATTTTTTAATTTTTCTTTAACTTCTTTTATTAACTCAACACCATATTTTGAATTTTTTTGTCTTGCTTTTCTAATATTTTCAACTCTTTCATTTCTATCATCTTCCGTCATAGTTTCCCAACTTTTCTTAACAGATTCTTGTCTATTTTTTTTCTCCTCAATACTTCGTTCACCATATATAACATCATATGTTTTATTTTTATGTGATTTTCCTTCTTTTATCAATTTTGATATTTTTTCACGAATTTCTTTACTATGTTTATAACCTAAACAACCTTCACCACCAATTGTTGAGTTTAGTCCAGAATCAAATGTTTTCATTTCATTAATGTAAAATTTTTCTCTTTCATAAATACTTGACAACTCACATTCCTCAATTAATTCTATCATAAATTTATCAGAACCATATTTTCTAACCGAATTACATAATTTTGTGTTAGAATCACTTTTCGTACACCTAAAAATATGTTCTTCAAATCTTTTCTTTAGTGTTGATACAGTACAACCAACATATTCTTTTTGGTTTACTAAATTTTTTATTTTATATATTTTTCCAAGATTAGTCATAATGGTGTTTTATTATAAATATCACCATATTGACTAATTTCCATTTTGTTTTAATTTAGTTAATTGTTTAATGAAAAGAGTAACCTCATCAAGCTTACTAATTTCATAAATTATCTTTAATTGATATGATTGACCATCATACCTAGATAGATAAAGATAAATATCTGATCTATTTTTAAAAATACCTTCAAAGTGAAACATTTTTTTTTCTGTCTGGAACCAAACACTATCCAGATATTCAGTTGTGAAATTATCTCTACTAATTAAATCGTTTGGAACTAAATTTGGTGTTTCAATTAAAACTGAACTATATATGTTTCCGTTTTTTTTAGTTAATTCTTCAATAAAAATATCTTCCTTTTTAAAGTATTTTTTTTCCATATAACTAAAAATAAAAAAAGTGGTGAGAAAGTCACCACTTTAACCTACATATTTTAGTAGGATTTGTTTTTATGTTTCTCTTTACGAGAATATTGTTTCTTACTCTTTTGAACAATTGGTCTCGTTGCTGCCCAGATTTCTTGTATTGTTATTTCTACAGTTTTCATTTTTATATTTTTTAAGTGTTAGTATCAATTATTGTTTAACAAAGATACAAACATTTTTTTAATCTCCAAATATTTTTTGAAATTAATTTAAAATAATGTCACCAAACTTTGTCTTGTGTATAATCTTATCTAAATCTATTTTTTTGTCTGATACAATTTCTGGTATTTTTAGTTCAAGAACAATATCAATAATTTGTTCTCTTGACAAAATAAAATCTTTTCCTTCTTTAAAATTTAATTCGCTCCTTTGTCTCAATTTTTGATAAAACTCATCCTTTTGTAGTGACCCAATAAGATCAATTAAATCATTTGGGTTGTTTTCAAAAAAAGAAATTAAATTTGAAATGTAAATTTCTACATCAATATTTTTCATAAATTAAAAATCAGTTGGTCCTTCACTAACACATTGATCGGTAATATAATCTGGGAAGTTTGGTGACCACAACTCATCACCAACAATTAAATATTGTGCCAATTCTTCTGGCACATTCTTAATATCCAAACCAGAATTTCTTTTTGATATAAAGGTCAAACAAGGACAATTAAGTAGTGTCACAGGTAGTGTTTTTAATTCACGACAATTTGTTATATTCAAGAAAGATAATTCTTTACATTCACCAATTTCTTCAGGAATTGATTTAACAATATTAGTAACAGAAAGTGTATATAAATTTTTAAGCCTACCAATCGTTTCAGGGAGTTCAATATAAATCTCATCCTTTGATTTATTTTCTATTGTAAGCATTGTTGTATTTTCCGGTATTAAATCAAAAACTTCTCTAAATCCAAACATTCTGGCATATTTCGCATTTGGGTCACTTGGATAAATGATTTGAATAAACCCTGTGTTAAAATTTTCAATTTCTTTTTTGTATTTTGCTTTCAAACTTTTTAAATATGGTCTCATTTCTCTACTCATAATAACTTCCATATCATTTTCACTTAAATCTTTCAAGGATTTTGTAAGCAATTTTTCTTTTTTCTTTGACACATAATATGACATAGCACTTGGTGTAAGGACTCTAACCATTCCAGCACTTAACTCATTTCCAAGTCCAATGTATTTCTTTTGCATTTCTTCTGGAAGATTCTTAAATATTTCATCCCCATTTTGTGTTGATTTTAAATCTGGACTTCTTAATTCTAACCACATTTCAACTTCTTGGTAACCACCAAGTTCAGTTATAGGATCTGTAGTTTTTAAATTATAAGACTTATATTTTTGCATTTTAGCTTGATCCTCATCAGTAAATGGTTTTCCTTCCAAATATTTTTCTTTATCTTTAAGAACCGGAATTTTACTTAAAATCTCACTCCAAGGAATAACAGTGGATCCGGCATATCTTCCAGAATTAGAACCATCAGCTAACCTCTTTTCACCCCACTTATCAACAAGAATAACTGAAGCGTAATTTAAATCTGATTCTGGTAAATTTTTGTTGATGATATAATAAAGTGTAAGATTTTGGTTTAATCTATAATTGTAATAGTAATTTGAAGCACCCTCCCAAGATGTACACCATCTTCTATCTGGTGCAAATTTCTTTCTAATGTTAATACATTTATGTTTTTGATCTGGTGCAAAGATTAATACATTATCATCCTCATATGCAATATCAACATCGCTTGTGTCAACTTCAGGAACATCATACTCACTTTCTTCCATTGGTGTATAACCATCAACAGCATGTTCAAATTCATCAAATGTCATAAACGCACTTAACTTCATATTGATTGGAAATAAGTTGTAGTGTTTTACAAATCTTTTTGCTCTCGGTAAAATTACTGTCATAACATCTTCTTCCGGTAATTGATCGTGGAATTTTTGTGCGATAGCAACAATAAGTTCATTGACACCTTGGTTATTAAATTTTGAAAAGTATCTTTCAACCAAAGAATTTAATTCTGCCGGAGTATAAGTTGTAACTTCTTTCTTAAATTCTTTTAATTGTGGTAATTGTGTTTTAATTTCAAAAAACTTCTTGATATTTGTTTTTGCTAATTGTAAATCGGTTCCTTTATATTTTTGGATATAGTCTTGAACCATATCTTCAAGATTCTTTTTACTTTTTTGTTTTGTTGCCTTATCTTCAATAAGTTTTTTAAGTTTTTCGTATGTATGTTTAAAAATGTCTTTGTCCTCATTTGCAAACGCACTTTTAAATCTTTCAAAGTCGGCAATATTTTTTCTTATCATTTCTTCAGAATCTTGAGTCTCTTTAGAAAATTTATCTACTAACTTTTTAATTGTGGATTCTGGGTATTCCAATAGAATTTTTTTAGTGTTAGCGTTCTCCTTAACTACTTTTGATAATAGGTTGATTAATTCCATAATTTGTTTTTACTATAAATATTATAACCAAGTAAAAAAATAACTATTTATTATTTATATGTCAATTTAAAAAAAATTAATTATTTATTTGATAAATGTGAACTACCTAAAAACTAAAGATTTATGAGTTTTTCGGTGGAGTTATATAAAAGTGGAAGAGCTGGTGTTGAAGAAATTATTGTCACAAAAAATGAAGACATTTTAATTAGAGAAGAATTAAGTTTTAATTACTTTACTAAAATCGTAAGAGGTGATATAATTATTTATTATAATTAAAATATGGAAAATAAAGAAGCAACAAAAGTAGGGTGTCAATCTTGTAAAACTGACAAGGGTGTTAAAAGAACACAAAATTTTTTAATTGGTTTTGGTATTGTAATGTTTGTTTTATCAATATATGGTGGAATAGCGTTAGTAAAAGATATTATGTCTTTTTTCTAATTTCTTTCGTATCTCAAAAATTGATTTATCATTAAATCACCCCCATTTTCAATTCTAAATCCCTTTCCTTTAACTCTTAAAGGTTTTGATGTGTCAATATTCTTTGGAAACTTGATTGTCATTGATCCGTCCGGATGTGGGATTTCAAAACTATCCTTTTCCAGATCTTTAAGTGTAAAATAACAATTATAAACTAAATGGTTTCCGAATTTTTCAAAGTTATTTTCTTTATCCACTTGTATTCTCAAAATTAAATCACCAAAAATTCCGTTTCTAAAATCACCTTGTCCTTGTAATCTTAAAAACTGACCGTCATCAGCCCCATGTGGTAATTTAATATCAACATTTTTAATTTCATCTTTTGTTCCTTGACCACCACAGGAATGGCAAGCGTTTATCATTATTTTTCCAGAACCCATACAGGTTGGACATTGCATTTGAACCATTTGTATAAACATATTTGATCCGACTTGTCTTACGACCTGACCTTGTCCGTGGCAGGTTGAACAAGTTTGACTATCACCCCCACTACCGTTACAAGGTTCACACACTGTTTTTCTTTGATATGTGATTGTTTTAGTTTTACCCAAAAAAGATTCTACAGCACCAATAGATATTGTAAGATTTGTTGTGTGAGTTCTTGGTTGTTGTCTTTGTTGTCTTCCAGCACCAAAAACACTATTAAATAAGTCACTCATTGAAGAACCGAAACCACCACCCATACCGGCAAATGGATTCTTTCTTTCCATATCATATTGTTGTCTTTTTTGTTCATCACCAATAGTATCATAGGCCGCAGAAATCTTTTTAAAAACATCCTCATTTCCACCTTTATCTGGATGATTTTCTTTTGCAAGTTTTCTATATGCTTTTTTTATGTCGTCTTGTGTCGCGGTTTCAGCAACACCTAAAATGTCGTAATATGTTTCACCATTCATTTATCTAATGTTTTTAATATACTTTTTAATTATAGGAATATTTTTATGAAATATCTAATAGTTTTATTCAAAAATAAAGAAAGAAAAAAGATTTTAAAGAAATTTAAAACATTTAAACGAGCCAATTCATATTTTACCGGTCTAACAAACAATGATGTTATTTTTGATAAAAGAGTCGAAAACGGTAAAAGTGTTTTTTTTGAGGTTGGGTTGCTTGAAAAGGATTCTAACGATTTTACAATTTTTTATAAAAAAGATAGTCTGGGAAGACAATTAAAAATAGAACTTGATGATCCAGATTATAAATTATCAAAAGTTTCTGACTATAAGGTTGAGGAATTTCTTTTTGATCTTCAATCAAATAAAAAAATAAGTTTTAAAAAATTCTACAATCAATACCTCAAAGGTGGTGGATTAAAATTCATATCAAGTCTAAATAATAAAATTGTTGTTCAGGAAGACGATAATTATAACTTATTTTCATTAAAGTGTGAACCAGAATCTAACAGATTTTTAAATATACTTTCTGATGTTTTATATAAAAATAGGAGGAGTGATTGTATTGTGGTTCCAGAAACAACTAAGGATCAAAAAAGATATTTATACTCAACACTGGAGCAGAAGGGTTTTTCAAAATCAACCCTTTATAGAAACTCTACGACTTACTTTTACGATTAAATTTTGTTAAAATTTGAGACCAGAACGATTTTTTTTCAATAATAGGTTCATCTTCTATTTTTTCTTCAATAGTCCCTTCAAGAATAAAAATTACCTCAACACCCGATATATCAATTTTAAACCTACTTCCATCAGTTTTTAATTGTTTAAAATAATTTTTAACTCTATAAAAATCGTGTGGTCTTAATTCAAAAACAATAGCACCAACACCATCTGGAAAAATGTTTTGCATTCCATCGGTAATTAGTGCTAATTTTTCTAAATCCCCAACAATACTTTCTTCATTCTTTGCCATAAGGACATTTTTTCTTTTTCAGTTGGGATTATCTCTTCTTTTTTTAGGTTTTTAATTTGTGATATGAACTCCATTTTTTCCCTATGAAGTTCTTTTTCGTCAGCTTCAATCTCGTTCTTCAACCATTGGAGATTCTTCTCCTTGTCTGTCATTATCCTGCTCATCATCTATCAATTTAAATTTATCTTCAAGATCAAACTTCAAATCTTTGAGTGTTGTTAAATTTTGTTTTTCAAATATATTTTTAAGTTCTTTGACTTTCAAATTGAATAACCTTTCTTTTTCTTCAAGTTCCTTATTGTATTTAATAACATTTTTGATGTTTGTGGCAATCGTATTGATTTTTTCCTCTTCAAATTCTGAAACAAAAGAGATTAACCTTTTATTTGGATCTTGTGATTCATTTTCAACAACACTATTTTCTGGAACAAACTTTTTTGGTAATTTCCATTCTTTTGGAAAATTCATATCAAAACTCAAATAATTTTTTAATTTTCTGATTGACTGGATATAAGGATAAAAATCACTAAATTCTTTGTAAATACTCATCTTATTTTTGTATAATGTAGGTTATTATATATGAAATCAAAATCCCATAAAAAAACAATTCATTCTTTTGTAAATTTAACTTTTGTGGAGTGTTTTGTAATAATAAAATTATTGTTTTAAAACAAAGTCGTATTACTCCAATCAAAGAAAATATAAATAGAAAAAGAAATATTGTATTTATATTAGTCATTTTTTTTAGCTTCTAATATTTCAGCTCTAAATGTTTTTAACAATTCTCGTAATTCTTGTGCTGAGGTTCTTGCTCTTGTTCCGGCAGATTTGTTTCCTTTTTCAAAAAACTTTGTTGATTCTGCTGATATTGTCTCAACCAATGTTTTAATTTTTTCTAAAGTTTCCATTTTTAAATTTTTATTTGTTTATTAAACTATAAGATATGGTATGATTCGCCTTTAGTAAATATTAACGGTCATATTTTTATCAAGGTTCTTATATATCGTCAATATAAGGTCTAAATCAGATTGTGTAAATGATTGTTCTAAATCAAAAACATCTCTAAAAAACTTATCTATTGATTCTCTTATTTTTTTTTCTTTTTGTTTGTAAAATATTTCATCAAAAAATGTTATGAAATAATCATAATGATCACCATCCGGTTCAAAACTTATGTTTTCTTTTTTGAAATCTTCCAATAATTGGTCCCAACACCAGTTGAAATGATTTATATTATCTTCTTCTGACATTATTGTATTGGTTTCGTCTTTACCTTCAAAACCAAGGTATGTTGATGTTACTTTAAGGTATAATGAATTACAAAAGTCATAGTATAACTCCATTTTTTCTGGATAGATATTATTCATTTTCATCCAAATATCAACATCCTCTTTTTCTACTTGTTTTGTAATATAGTTAAAAAAATTATTCTCCATAAACTATTAAGTGTCTATGGAGAATAATATCATAGTTAAATTATAAGTAAATTATTGTGTCGCTCTATCGTAGTTAATAAGTTTTTGAATTTTTGAAAACTCTTCTAGGACAAGATCTCTTTTTTTATCTAAATCAGATTCAAGTTTTATATTAAGTCCTTCTCCAGAATTTTCACCAGTTCCATCACTTATAGGTTGTTTTGATTTTCTATAAGCCGCCAATTTAGCTTTATGGTATTTTTTATCTTTCATTTTCTTACTCAATTTTTTACCAAGATCAGTTTCTTCAGCATTTGCCCACTCTGGGTTATTTCCAGTTCTTGATGAACCTTCAATATTATCTTTTACCCATTTTTCGTCATATTCAATCTCATCCGGAACCAAATTTTCCATTCCTGGTCTCATATAGTCATCCAAGAAGTCTTTACCATCATCAGACATTGTATATTTTTTAGCTGTCATTTTTTCCAGTTGTCCGTTTCCTTTTGGAAAAAATTTAGGGTCCATATCATACTCACCTTTTGACCCATCTTTTAAATAATCACCCATTTTCTTTTTAACTGATTTTAAGTAATCATCGTTTTCTTTTTTGGATTTTTTCACAGCTCTTTCATACTCACCAAGACCTTTTGGTGTTTTACCTTTACTAATATTGTTTTGTTCTTTTAAAACAGCTTTTTCAATAATATCTAAAAGTTTTTCCTCACTTACAATAAATCCTTTTCCCCCCACTTCTAATTGGTATTTAACCTCTGAAGATTCGTTATTTTTTTGTTCTTTTTCAACGATACTAATAATTAACTGATCCAATTCAGACTCAGACAAAATAGTTTCTTCACCATCAATCTCCAAATTATACAATACAGATTCTTTTACTGGGAATTTTTTACCATCTAGTTCAAAATTTTTCTTACCTTCTTTTTTTGCCATTTTTGCGGCATAAGTGAATTCACTACTTTCATCCATTTCTTCATCTAATTCTAATTCGTAAATAACATCATCACCTTCTTTTCTTAATTTATCAAAATCGGCTTTTGTTAATTTACCAAATGGTTTTGCTTTATCTAATTTCTTTTGATTTCCGTGTAATTTTTCAAGAACTTCACCTTCTTTCATTCCACATTCTGAACATTCACCTTCTTTCATTTCACCACCACATTGCTCACAAGTTTCACCTTCTTTCATTTCACCACCACATTGCTCACAAGTTTCACCTTCCTCAACATAATCAAATGATTCACCTGGCTTATTGAATTTCAATTTTTCCATAATATCATTTGTTTTATCTTCAAGAGTCTCGTTTAATATTTTGTTAGTTATTTTTGCAATTAAATTTTTCATCTTTACTTTTTTATTATAAATATCATTTATTCTTTCTTTTTACAATTTCTTTGTAAATTATTTCTTTTATGAAATCTTCGTGAATATCCATTTTTTCTGAAAGATTACTTATTACTTTTTTAATAGTATCGTTTTCAAATATTTTAAGGGCTTTAATATCACCTTGATTACAATAAGGAAATTTCTTACATTTTTTTTTAACCTGGACGAACTTACCACCCGGAATTTGTGTTTTAGACTTTCCTCTCCAATCTTTTTTACTTGTTGATTTAGCCCAAGCGGCCGGAGTTTCATAAGAACCAGACGATGATGATGAGGTTGCTTCCTTTGCTTCAACTTTCTTTGGTTCTTCACCAGAAAACAAAGGTCCGGAATATGCTCCAGCTGAAGATGCACCGGTTGATTCTTTATTTTCTTTTCTTCTATTTATTTTTTCCAGAATTGAAGTTAAAAATTCTCTTAGTTCTTCTGGGTTTTTAAGAAATTCTTTAATTTTTTGTTTTATTCTAGTTCCTGATAATTTTTTATTTTTAACCAATTTTAAAATATCTCCCATATTTTTTGGGTCATTAAGATATTCTTCCGGATTTTTATGTGTATCCTCCTCACTTAAACTTTTAAGTGCTTTTGTTCTAGCTTCTTGATTTCCAGCTGTTAAACTAGAAACCATTTGTTGTAATTTTGGTTTTATTGGGTCTTCCATTTTATTTAAAAACTAAAGCGTATGTTAATCCAACTATAATTGAGCCACCAACTATATCTATAATTATATGTTTTGTCTTAATTTTTTTTATCTCACTTCTTAAACTTTTATTTTCCTTATCTAGTAGTTTAAACTTTGAATCGGTTAGAGATATTATTTGATTATTTTTTCTGTCTTTTTCTTCCAGAATTGAAATTATATTATCATTTTTGGTTATTTTCGTCTCCAACTGAAAAATTTGATTGATATATGTTTCCTCTTGTTTCTTTAATCGGTCAAACTCATTTAAATCAAGTAAAATAGACTTACCAACTCTAGCTGGTATATTCAAGGTTGTTGAATCAACATTTTTTTGTGAAAACAAAAATGTTGTAAGACAAATAAAAATAATGTTTAAAATATATTTCATATTAATAGTTATATCTTTTTTTAAGTGCCGAATCAATTTGTCTGGCGTCATAGGTCAAAATCAATTCTTTTTCAACCTGGAAATAATTGTTTATTGTTTTTCTTTCATTTTTAATTTTGAAAATAGCAGAATCAATTTTTAAAATATCTTTCTTGTAGTTTAAGATTGAACTATCCAATTTTTTTTGTTGGCTTTTTAAATCGTTAATTTTTAAATCCAGTTGTTCTAATTTATATTTTAACAATTCAGATCTATCTTCCACTGGTGTAAAAGCTCTAATTACAAGAACAATCAATAGGATAGTTCCAATTGACTGAATAATAAATTTGAAATTATGTTTAAAAAAATCTTTCATTCGGTTGGGGTTTTCTTTCGGCTTGCGATTATTTTGGACCATTTTGTTTTAAATTTCTCATAATATTTTTTCAAATCAACAAGAAAAGCAAGGTATTCCTCATCAATTTTTGTCATTGTTCCATTTATATAGACACCATTTTTTTCACCAATAGTATAGAAAAATTCAACATCAAGTTCGGTTATTTTTCCAGACCACTCAACATTGTTTTCATATAAATTAAGTTTGTTAAAATCAACAAGTTCAGAAACTTCAACAACAAATTCATCCATAGTTTCTTGAAAAGCTCTTTTATCTTCGGTTGTCAATTGTAAATCCTTACTTTCTTTACTATGTATTACCATAATACCTCCAGAAATTCTATAAGCTTTCTTTTTTTCTGACTTATTTGATTTTTCTTCATCTTCCTCATTATCAGTTTCGGCTGTCTCATACTCTTTTGTTACCCCTTCAATTTCTTTTTCAACATCTTCTTGTTCTGTAAGTAATTTATAATTGTTAATAATTTGTTTTGACTCACTTTCAGAAATTTGGGTTTTAAGAGCTTTTCTTGTTGCCTCCAATAATGTTTTAATTTCTTCGTATCTACTCATCTTCAATTTTTTTTAAAAAATATTCAAAATTAAATGATGGGTTTAAATCTGTGGAATCTGAAAAGAAATTACTTCTAGTCAAAATACCATTTGTTTTTTCCGCACCATTTATTTTGGTGTTATGTCCAACAAATTTTTTCTCAATATTAAATTCTGTAATTAATTTTTTACATAAAAATATTGTAGAATTTATTTGTTCTTCTGTGTAAGTATCCCAAAAAATAAAATCTCTCCATTTTTTTTCGTATGGCTTACCTTTATAAATACTTCCAATCCAGTTAATGTATCCATTTTTTAATGGTTCTTTTTGCAACCATCCTAAATTTTCTAAACAAATCGTGATTGCGTTTTTATCTATTAACTTACTATTAAATATTTTAGATGTTTCTTCTTGGTTCAATAACTCCAAAATCTTACCTTCTTTATCTATAAAAAAATTTGGGATTTTATCGTATTTTCTATTTCCACGATATTTTAAGGCTGTAAGATATTCTTCGGCCAAACGAGAAGAATGTAGGAGTATTATTTGTTTTTTATTTTTATTTATACCTTGACCTAAAAAATTTCCGTATTTTATTATTTTAGTCATTAGATTTTTTATAAACCAATCTTTTTATGTTTTGATTAACTTCTTCACCCTTTTCTTCGTTTGTTGGGATCCAGGATTTTTGTTCTGTTATATTCAATGGTTCTCTTTTGATTTCAATTGTTGGCATATCAACTACTTGGTCGGTACTTGGTCGGTACTTGGTCGGTACTTGGTCACTTTCTTGGTCACTTTCTTGGTTACCCTCATCTACTTGGGGGGTAGTTGGGGGGTGGTTGGGGGTTGGTTGAATATTATCATCGTCCTTTTTATTCCCCTTAAACGCTTGGTTTGTTGCAATAACCAATGTTATTGCCAATGGATCAAAAACAAAAATAAGAATCAAAATAAAAAGATTTGCCGTTCTTTTAATGTCCCAATTCAAAACCTCACTTAAATACTTTATGGTTCCCAATTCACTTCCTTCAATTTCCTGAGATTCCATATTTAATATCTCAACATCTAGATTTGTTATACTGTCATTTAAATTATCAATCTTTTTTGAAATTGTATCTCTTCTTATTTGTGCATCTTTTAATTGATTTTCAAATGTCTTTCTATTGGCATTATTTGCTTTTGTTATGATTTGACCGGTCTTTCTATCAACTGATTGTGTGGTCGTATTATTTGATAAACCATCTCTTAATTTTGTAATATCACGATCCAAAGTTTCTTTTTCCTTGGTTAATTCATCTTTAATTTCTTCAAATCTGGTTTTTTTAAGTTCAACATTTTTTACTTTTTTTCCACTGATTTCAAGTTTTGCAATATTCTGTTGGAAACCGGTACTTAATAAACCATAAATCCCAAGTGATGTAATGATTGAAAGTGTTACGAGGGCTGTTGTCATATATATTTTTAAAACACCATATACTTCGTCCCACTTATCGTGAAGATAAGTTGCAATTGCGAGTTTTGAGATTTCAAGAAAACTACCCATTATAATAACAGGAATTGCAACACCTGTAAAAACCACAGATAATCCAATAACACTATAGTAGGCCGCAGTTCCGGAAAGACCTAGCGCACAAAATAATAAAAACCAAGGTAATAATTTATCTTTCATAATGAACAATTATATTCCCTTTGACAAATTTTGTAAATGACTTTAGATTTACAAATTCCTCAACAACTAAATCACCATCACTTTTTATGATAATTAATTTATTTTCTGGTTTATATGATAAAGTTTTTGGGTATATTATTGAAGTTACAATATTGAGGGAGTATGTTCCGTTTCTATTTAGATGTGGTACAACAATAAAATCAAAAAGATTTAAATAATCCTTAACTAATATACTTGTTTTATTACCACCTTCTAATATTGTTTTAGCAAGCTCAGAAAAAACATCCGAGAATTCAAAAATAACATCACCAATAGTATTAACATCTACTCTACCAAATCTTGTATTAGGTGCTGTGGTTTCTTGAGAATGTATTGTTGCCACAACCTTAAATGTGTCACCATCTTCATCAGTGAAATCTCCCAAATTTATTCTTGCTCCTTGTTCAAGTATTATGTTTTTTAAAACACTTAATAGTTCCATATGTTATAAATATAAAACCCCCCGTAAAAACGGAGGGTTCAATGGATATTTAACCAATTAAGGTAGGTTTATCCAACCCGAATCTTTGCTATCACTTGATTCTCAGTGGTCAGCTTTACACTAGGAGGGCTGACATTCCTTGTTTCTGTGTTTGTGAACTACATCAACAATACAAAGATATGTTCTTTTTTTTAATCTACCAAATAATTTTTGTGGTATTTATTATAAATATGAAAAGTTTAATTAGGAGAATTTTAAAAGAGGAAGTTGAGACTTTCAGTATTAAAGAGATTGATTTACCAGATTTTCTTTTTGAAAATTTATTAACTGAAGGAAGGTCATCAATGCCTGTTGATAAAGAGCTTGTTGAAGAATTAAATAAATATGTTAAAGAAAGATACAACTGGCCACCAAATATAAAAAATGAATGGTGTAGCGATATAAAAGAAAAAGAATTACCAAATGAAAAAATTGTAAAATATTCTTGTTCTAAAAAATTTGAGATTAAAGTTTCTGATCATTGGGCGCAAAGACTTTTTAGGCCAGAAGAACCAGAGCATCAACCTGGTGGTAGATTATCACATTTAAATATATTATACCCTAGAAAACACGAAGGGTTGAATCTTTTTTTTGATTATAAAGATTCAATTAATGAATATTTTACAAATGCAACAAGTTGGGCACCTCCACAAACAAAAAGATTTTTACTTACTTTAGGTAATTATCAAGAAATTGTTGCGGTAAGAAAAGAAGGTAAAGGTCAGTATTACGCAGAATTTATAACACAAATAAAAGGAGAAAGATTTTTTGATACGGAAGATCTAAAAAAAACAATACGTTTATATCTATAAGAAAAAAAGGACGGTTTATCCGTCCTTTTTTAATCTTATCTCGTAAGATTTTAACGCCCATCGAGCTGTATATGGGATAGCTGATGATTACCACATTTCTGTGTATTTTGGGGACCTCCCATCTTTTTCAATCACCCCCCCTAACCCGTAAGTTAAGAGATAAACTCCTTTTCTATACTTGGGAGCCCAAAAACAAGTTGTTATTAATTTAATAATACAAAGATAAAAAGTTTTTTCTAATTACCAAACTTTCCTAATAAATATTTTTAAAAATATGTGCAATCACATCTACGGTCCATCCATTACCAATCATTTTTCTTATTTGATTTTCACTAGCAACACCATCAAAATAATTATCCGGCACTGTTTGTAATCTACAATATTCTTTGATTGTGTAATATCTAAAAGGTAGTTTGTTTTTAAATGCGTCAATATGTCTACCGATTGGTAGTGTTGTTAAAACATTATCCTTGGCTACAGTTGTTATACAATTACTTTTATTTCTATTTGTTGCTCTAACTTCCAAACATTGTGTGATTGGTATTGATTTATTATAATCATCTCTTTTACCGTGTTCATTTAATCTCCGACCAAGAATTGTTGCCTTATTTAGTTTTTTTCTATCATAATAATTACCGTCCGAACCAATATCTTCTAAAATGTCTTCTAATTTTATACCAAGATCTTCTGGTTGATTTACATTTGGTATGTTTGTCCAGTAAAGACGTTCTCTAGTTTGGGCAGAAACTAATGAACTATTTATTTTAATTGGTTTGACACCCATATATTCTGTTATAACGTCTTGAAATTCTTGTTTCATTACAACATTTTCTAATAAAAAATATTTTGGGTTTAATTCGTTTTTTAATCTTACAAATTCAAAAAATAATTTACTGCGTGGATCATCAAAGTTTAATTGTCTACCTGCAAAGGAAAATCCCTGACAAGGTGATCCACCAAACATAATATCAATTTTTGGTAAATCACTTCCTTTAACATTTAAAATATCTCCAATTTGTATTGTTTCTGGATAGTTGTGTTGTGTTACCTGGATGGCATATTTATCAATCTCGGAAGCAAAATACTTATCATACTTTATTCCAGCTCTATTAAGAGCAATCTGGCCACAACTCATCCCGTCGAAAAGAGAAAGTACATTTATCATAGGTAGTCAAATAATTCGGATGATTCATTACGAAGTCTACGAAGTGCTTTTTCCTTTATCTGCCTAACGCGCTCTTTCGTTAAATTAAAATCAGATCCAATATCCTCCAAAGTTCTTGGTGTTCCGGTTAACCCAAAGTAGTCACCAACAATTACTTTTTCACGGTCGTCCAAAACATTTAGTAATGATAATAATTTATCTTTTAAAATGTCTTTGGTATCAAATCCAGCGTCCGGAGCATCAGCATCTTGATTTACAATCATATCAATAAGTGTATCACCTTCTTCGTTGATATTCATATCAAGATTGATTATTGAGGGGAGGGATGAAAACCTCTCGTCAAGTTTTTTTCCAGATTGCTCAACTTCTTTTTTTGCTTTATGTAAATCTTGGACAACATTAACTGGGAGTCTAATTGTTCTTGCATTATCATTTAATGATTGGATAATTGATTGTTTAACCCACCATACAGCATATGATATAAATCGTAGATCTTTACTCCAATCAAAGTTTTTAATTGCTTTCATTAATCCAAGATTTCCTTCAGCAATAAGGTCCGATAAATCAAGACCTTGATTTTGGTATTGTTTTGCAACCGTAATTACAAAACGAAGATTTCCTCGTAATAGTTCTTCTTCAATTTTTCTTTTTTCACGATCAGAGATTTCATCTGACTTCATTTTTATGGCCAGTTCTTTTTCACGATCAGGTGTCATAACCTTAATCTTTCTAATGTCTTTTAGGTAGTGATAAATCTCTTCCTGGTTAATTGGAACTCCGGTGTTTTTTTCCTTCATATTATAATTATATTTGTTTTGAATATTCGTCTAATTTATCTTTCTCAGCTCTTGTTAATGAGTCAATTCCTTGTTCTGTAATTTTATCCAAAATTTCGTCAAGAGTCAAGTCGCATACTTGATTTTTTAAAAATTCTTCAACACGGATTCTATTCTCTTCCATAAATTTCGAAATATCGAAACCTAGATGATCGTTTGACAATACTTCTTTGATTGGATTTGACTTTGGTTTTCTACCTCTTTTATTGACCTTCAATAAGTGTTCCAAATGATTGCTATCCATATTTGAATTTACACTTTTAACACCTTGGGCTAATACGAACATAAACTCTGGTGATTCATCCTTAATAAGTTCAACATAGTCGCTCATTTCTGAAGGTGATAGTATCGAATCAAAGTGAAAAATACTATGGTTTTCACCATAAACATATTTTATATCGTCTGATTTTGAAACTGTAGCTAATTCACTTGCTATTTTTTCATTTGACTCTGTTGGGTCCCAGCTATCATCACAGGGATAAACAAACAATAAATATTTCATAGTTTTTTATTTTGGTTCAACAAAGATAGTAAAAATTCTGAATTGGTTGGTTATAAACCCTTAAATTTTTTCTTCTAAAAGACTTTTTGATAAACCCATATACTTTTCGTCAATTTCAATACCAATAAAATTTCTATTTAATCTACTAGCAACAATTCCTGATGTGCCAGAACCTAAAAAAGGGTCTAAAACAACATCGTTTTCATCTGTTGATAATAAGATACAATTTTCAACTAATTTTTGTGGAAAAGGTGCTGGATGTTGTGTGTTTTTATCTGGATTTATAATCCAAACTTCAGAATGAAATTGTTTATCCACATTATTTTTAAAAACTTTTGGTTTTGATTTTGTCAACCAGTAAATGTGTTCAGTACATGGTAATAAAACATCTTTTCTTATGTTTGGACTAGACAATCTATTCCAAATTATTAATTGGTATAAATCTAATTTTGATTTAGAGATAAAATCGGTTGGTAAATAAACCTTGTTATTGTGTCTTCTTGGTTTATGATTAAAGAATATGGATCCATCTTTTTTTAAAACTCTATACATTTCGTCAAGGATCTGAACCATCCAATTTTTATAATCATCTTCTTTCAAGTCGTCACCATACGAATTATAATCTATATTAAATTTTTTCCAAACTTGATTACCTGGTTTTACTTTACCAATCAATCCTTTTTTATTATAAGGTGGTGATGTGACAATACAAGAAATTGACTCATCATCAATTTTTTTTAATTCATCCAAGGAGTCACCTAAAATAAGTTTTAACATAATGTAATTATAAATATTTTAATTTAAAAATAAATTTTTATGAATATGGAACAAAACATTAAATCTATTATTTTTATTTTTTTTACCTTCTCTTTGTAAATGAAAAATTGTTTTATTTTTTTCATTTTTTAAATGGACACCACCTTTTAACATTACCCAAGTTGTATTTTCACAAATTTTTTGTATCTCTTGGTAACTCTTAGTATATATTTTACCATTTTGTAAATCTCTTATTGTTACATTAGTTATATTTTCACCATTACAAATTATCAATTCAATAATTTTTTCTTTATTTTGTTCTAAAAATGATAAAAATTCATTTTTTATTTCATCATCGATTTCATTTGTATGGAAACGATCTTTACCATTATTGTTAATAGTCGTATCGCCACAAAAAAGTTCAATAAATTTTTTACTTAATCCGTTTAAATTAAATTTTTTTATAAATTTTTTTTGAGTTGTTAAATGAACTTGTGTGCTTTTACCAGAAAAATTTTTAATACTTTCATTCTGATTACCATTAGTCCCATCAATTTTAGTTTTACTACCACCAACTTGTATTAAATTTCTAACTTCACAAATTTCTTTTTCTTTTTTGGTTGAGTATTCTTTTTGAACTTCCCTACCTTTTTCAGAGTTTATCCCCATAATATTTTTTTACTAAACTTACAAACAATTTTCTAGTCCACCAAGAGTTTTGAAATATTATTTTGTTTTGTAATTTTAACTACACTATCTGCCCACTGACTTACCATTGGATTGTGTGTAATTACAAACACTTTATCAAAATAATCCTTAATCTTAACAAAAAATTCAGAAACCATTTCTAAGTTGTCATTACTTATTTTACCAAATACCTCGTCGAATACTACAAGGTTGGGTTTTGGTAGAGAACATACCTTACTCAAGACAGATCTTAAAGCAAGTGAAGCAATTGTTTTTTCATAACCAGAACCACTAACCATTAACTTTTCAACACCGGTATTATTATCTACCTGGATGAACTCAACCTCTGACTTATCGTTAATTCTAATCTCTAATTTGAAATATGAAGAATCTTCCATCAATCTTTGTAATTCAGAGTTAATAAGTGGCATCATAGTTCTCATAATAATTTTACTAACACCATTTTTACCATAACTTTCCAGATACATTTTATAAATCTTATCCTTACTTTCCTCTTCTTTAATTTTTACAATTAAATTTTTGTTGTTTGTAATCTTTTCCTGGTTAGATTTGATACTATACTCATTTGAGTTGATTGTATTGTTCTTTTCTCTTAATAGTTTATCATAACTATCCAATTTCAAATCAGCTTTGATTAACATTGCATCAATCTGATCGTTTGTTTTAATTTTATCCTGGACTTCATCCCACCTTTTTAATTTATCTTCCAAACCAGATATTTTAAGATCACAGCTTTCAACACTCAAATCATATTTTTCTTTGATAAGTTTGTTTTTTTCATATTCATCAAACTGTCTTTTTGTCTCAACAAATTCTTTTTCTTTGTTGGATAATTCCGTCATTAACTTCTCAATAACCTTTTTTTGTTGTGTAAATCCATCAAGTTCCGAAATTTTTTGTTGTGTTATTGCCGCGTTCATTAACTCAATACCACAATGTTCGCACTTAATGCCACCCTTCACTGATGATTGTAATTTTTCGATTTCAGAAATTTTGGTTTCAAGTTCAATTTTTGATTGGAATTTATTTTTATAATCCTCTTTTACTTTATCGTGTTCATCTTCTTTATAATATTGTTCTGGTTCAACAACTTTTAAATTAGATAATAATTCAACATATCCTTCTTTTTCTTTCTTTAAAGTCTCAATTTGAGATTTTGTTGTTTCCGGATTAAGTAATGCAATTTCTTTATCAATGTCTGTGTGTTTCTTTTTTAACATTGAATCTCTATAATCCTTTCCTTTTGCAATACCTTCTTCAATTTCTTTTACTTCTTTTTGTAATACATCAATCTGGCTATTTAGTTCAGTAATTTTTTCCTCGAAAGTTTCAATATCTTGTTTTAGTTGTTCTGAACTATAAAGGTTTGATATTTTTGATTTACTAAATGAAGAATAAATTTCTTTTGCCGCTTCTTCTTTTCTCTTTAAAAATTCAAGACCCATAAACCTTGATAGGACTTGCCCTCTGGCGGTTGGTTTTGATTCCAATAGTTCTTCCAGGTTTGTTGCTGTTGTAAGAATTGTCATTAAGAAATCTTCCTTGGTTCCGATTGAGTTTTTAATGAAAGCTTCAGTTTCTCGTCTTTGCTCACCGGTGAAATTCTGTAATGATCCATCGTGTAGTTTTTTAAAGAAATCAAGCTCGGTCTTAACATTCCATTCACCTTTCTTTGATTTTTTTCTTTCAATGGTTCTTACAATAATATAATCTTCCCCATCAATTGTAATCTCACCTTTTACAACTACCGAGTTTTTATCGGTAAATCGATTAAATACTTCTTCAGCCTTTGATGTTTTTGTTGTTTCGTTAAAGAATAGGAACATTAATAAATCCACCGATAATACGGTTTTACCTCCAAAATTTGGAGGATCTGATTCAACAACAACTATTCCATTTAACTTATCAAAATCAAGTCGTTGGTTTTCACCATATGATAAAAAGTTGGAGAACTCAATGTTTCTAATATACCACTTTTTAAATTGTGTTGTATCAACATCATCTTCTTTCATTTTGTTTTCAACCGTTTGGTTTAAATCCAAAACTTCTTTAAGGTGTTCTCCATATCCCTTGGATTCCAAGAATTTTTTTAACAAATCAAGTTGGTAATTTGTATCTGTAATATTCATTGACACATCAACCGTTTGCATAGTTTCAGTATCAACATTTTTTACTTTTGTAACAACATTAACATTTGTGGTGTTATACTTCTTTTGGAAGTAATGTTTAACACTTTTCATTTTGTCTTGTGTGAAATTTTCTTGTAGGTCTTCCCACACCACTTGAATAGATGGGTTTTCAAGCTTTGAAAAATCCAAATCTTTTATCATAATATTGTAATTGAATAATTTTGGTGGATTAAATAAATCCATATTTTATTACTGCTCGTTGTTTTCAGTTGTTTCTACAACATCAACAACTGTTTCTTCTGGTTTAAATTCTGTTGTTTGTAAAATTTCAGGATTTTCCTCTTTGAACGAGACATTACCTTCAAATTCAAAACCTTTAATGCCGGTGTTAGTTGGTTGACCCACAACTTCAAATGGAATATTTTCATTACCAACTTTTACTGCTAAATTATCGGCTTCTTTTTGTTCCGCCATTTGTTTCATCATTTTATTCAATGCGTTTTGCATCGAATATTTCTCTTGTGCAATTCTTCTGTTTCTTTTTGCAACCTTTGCCCTGCGTTCTTTTTCTTTCTTACCCATTTTTATTTATTTTTAATCGTTTAATATTTGTTCTTCCTCAATTTCCGATTCTTGATGATATTCAATCTTTTGTGGTCTATTTTCTTCAAACCATTCAATTATCGCATTGATTGCCCATACAGAACCCGCCGAAAACATTCCATCAAAGAATACGGAAACATATTCATTAAGTCCAATAAAATTATGAATTGGTGAGAAGAAAGTTAATGATAGGAAAAATCCAACCCATGTTGAAGTACATAACACACAAGAAATGAGCCCCGATAGGAATTTACCGAGACCATTAAAGGCCATATAGTCACTATTACCCCAATTGTGTATGGATTGTCTTAATCCGTTAAAAATTGATCCGTAGACCAAAATGTTTGTCATTCCGTAGGCAACCAACATAAAAATTACTAATTGTATCATACTATTTTATTTTAAATTTGAACCTCTCAAGAATACGGCGCTTAATCTATTTTCTTTTGTATTTTGTAGGTCCTGGTTTATTTTTGTTAATTCTTTTATTTTTTCGTTTTTTTCAAGCAACTCTTTTCTTAACTTCTGGAGTGTTTCTTGAAGCATTTTTTCATTTGTGTTGTCTAACTTAATGTCTAAACTTCGTCTAACTTCGTCTAATTCATTATCCTTTTTAGACATTTCTTTTTGGAAATTATTTTCCAGTTCTTGGGTTTTAATGGAAAAAATTTTCCTTTCTTCTTCTAATTGTTTTTCTAAATGGAAAATATTTTCTTCCAATTTGGTGATTTTTTCGCCAAGTTCATTTATTTGTTGATTGTCTGTTATGTAAATTTCTTTTTCTATAACTCTATCAACCGGAACTTCCTTAATCACTTCAATCACTTTTTCTATTTCTTTGATTGTTTCAACTGGAACTTCTTTTATTATTTCTTTTTCAACAACAACTTCTTTAATCACTTCAACTGGTATTTCCACTCGTTTTTCAACAATAACTTCCTTTATTAACTGTTTTTCTTCAACAACACCCGTTTTTAAGTCTTTTTCACCTTCATTAAGTGTTTTTCCCAATAATCCATACTTTTCTATATTGAACCCCGATTCAAAACATTTTTTAATAAATCCATCAATATCTTCAATATTATTTAATTGACAATATTCTTTAATGGATTTAATTAATTTTTCATTAAAAATTTGTGAGTAATTCAGTTCCATTCTCAATATCTTCAAATGATTTTATTGAAAATTTTAAAAAAGGTTTAGGATTAAATAAATCAACATATCTATACTCTTTAGTTTCAATGTTATAAATACCATACCCATGCTTAGTTATACTTTCACCTATATTATTTTGTATCGTTGACCCAATCATAAATCCCTTGCCAGTTTTAAATTTAAATTCGGCTCTTTTATGAATATCACCACATAAAACAATTTCAAGTCCATTAAATTTTTCAACATCATAGGCCTCATCCCCAAATTCAAAACCAAGATCTGTTTTTAAACCGGAAATGGGTCCGTGGAATAAACCAATTTTAATTCCAGTCGCTACATTCAAATCTGGTGGAATATTCCCTTGAAACTGAGAATATACACACCAACTGACATTTTCATCTTCGTAAACACCTCTATCCTTGTAATAAACAATATTATTGTTATTTAGTGAATCGATAATCGGAGATAAAGCGTCTAACCTATCTGAATTATTGATTAAGGCATCGTGATTGCCAGGTATAATAATTGTTTTTGTAATTTTAGAACATTCTGTTAATAACCAACTCACCATTTCTATCAATTCTGGTGTTAATTGGTTTTTGCTATGAACCAGGTCACCTGTGAAGATAATTCGACAAGGTTTTAATTCTTTCCATTGATTTAACATATCAGTTAATATTGACCTATAAAGGTCATGATCTTTAAATAATCTTAGATGAAGATCAGAAAAATGAACTAAAGTTTTTATCATACTAATTCTCTATTATAAAGGTTTGCTAAAATAATTCTTGCAAATCTAAAATCTCTAACTCTGTGTAATTTTAATCCATAAGTGTGTGATATAATCGCCAAATGAGGATATATCTCACTTATTGTCATTCTACCTATTTCCATTTTAATCTATAAAAAGTTCAAATTCTTCATTTACAAACCCACAACTATTACACATATAGGTCGGAAACGGAACAATCGTGTCTTCGTGGCTTCCGGTTAATAATTTTGGGACTTTTTTAATCATCACAACTTCTTTGAAGAATTTTGATCCGCATTCCGTACATTTTACAGTTTCCTGTTGTTTTAGATCAATTCTTGGTTTAATAATATCTTCCATAATTTAATAATTTACAATTTCTTCTTCCTCGTTAGAGTATTTTTGATTTATCATTTCAGTGTTAAATTGAAACTCGTCGACTAATGTTTCTTCACTACCATCTTTAATGTTTTCTTCATACATAATTTCATTAAAGTATTCAAGAATTTCTTTATCTGTTTTACCTTCCAACTCTGGGTAATCTTCCAAATTTACTTCAATCGGCCCGTAAGACTCATAAACCGAATAAGTTTTTGTCATATACAACTTCATAATTTTTATTTTTTTAATTTATTTAACATTGGTTTTATATCCATATTAAGTATAGTATTTATTGTGGATTTATCAACTCTGTATTCAACATATTCTCTATCTTCTGTTAATCTCACAATAATACAACCCAACAATTTTATATTTTCATATTTTGTCCCCTCAAGCATTTTAAGAAGTAATTTACCATATAACGGAAGTTGTGTGTTATAGTGCCCAAGAGCATTATTTGGTAGATATTCAAATGGTGGTCGCATTGGTTTTGTATACCATTGTTTTATGAAATTTTTTTCTTTATTCGTCTTGTAATCTGTTATTATAAAACCAAAACCATCTTTATTCTTATTTTCAATTAACCAGCTCGTATCTCCTTGTCCTGTATATTCTAATTCCGGATGTCCTAAAACAATTTCGGTGTCAAGTAAATGAGCTCCTCGTTCTTTCATTTTCTCTAAAAAAAGTTTTCCGGCGGTAATCATTGCATCACCTTTTGTTATTTGTGTTGCATCACACTCATAGATTGGTTCTCTAATTGTTTTCTCATAATTAAACATATCCAACGAATGTTTTTCCAATAAAAAATGGACCCTACTACCCATATTTGTTGCGTATTCACCGGACATTTTCCATTCATTTAATAACCTTTCTGTTTCATCTGGATCACCACCAGACATCTCAAATGCTTTTTTTTCTGATGGAAATTCATCATAAAACAATTTCATTACCTTTGAAACTGATGGCCATTTATCTGTTAATTCTCCATTGAGATTTAACATTGTATATTTATGTGTATCTTCCTCAAAAGATAATTTAAATTCTTTTCGTCTTTCTGATAAGATATATCTTATTTCTTCTACTGTTTTAATTAAATCCATAATTTTGTGTAAGTTTTTTATAAATCAAGTATCCTTCAATATCTCTAATTATTTGATTGACAATTGGGTATATTCTGTTATTTCGTTTTACACCTTTAGAATGTAGATATAATATATCGTGGTTTGTTTTTTTAATATATACTATAACACCATTTGATAAATGTATTTGTTTTGGTGTTCTTTTTATAACTGATATTTTGGAATCACCTACCATATAGTAATCACCAACATTGGCGTTATATAAAAACAAGTTTGCTTGTTTATTTAAATCCATTTTAATCTCTTATTTCAAAATAATAATCATCTATTTGTCCCTTCAAATCACAGACATCCCTATCATTTGGAAGTTTTACAATTTTTACCTTACCCCACAATTCACCACCATTAAGTTCGTGATATAATCTTACGGCATTTTCCCAGGCATCACCGTCTAAACAAATTATAACATTTCCTTTTGCTTTATTGTATATTGTCTCAAAAAGAAGTTCTGACATATGTTTTCCAAGCATCACAACTGGGTTGTCTAAAAACATTCCGTCAAAGGCTCCCTCAACCAAATATATGTCTTTATTCCAATCAATCAAATTTTCCCAAAATATTATTTGGTCTTTTTCGGCTTCCGGATTTCTATATTTTGCCCTGCTATGTGGATCCCAACTTCTTCCGACATAATAATTAAGATCACCTTTGAGATTGTATGAAGGTATTATAATTCTACCCATATGACTTCCTTTGTCACAAAAACCAATGCCAAATCTTTCAATTATCTCATCGGTTATTCCTCTACTTTTAAGATAATTATATGCTTGTTTTCTGACCGGATATATTGGGTGTGAATCTTTGAATAATGTGAAATTTTCTGGAAGAACTACTTTTGGTTTTTTAACTCTAACGACTTTTTCATTTTCTTCTGGTCTTAAAATTAGATAAAGTTTTTTTAACTTTTTATTGCCAAATTTATCAAATAATTTTCCCAATTTTCCGTGGGTTCCCTCACTATCGCCGCACGCCCAGCATTTGAAAACACCCTCAAAATAATTTACTTCCAAATTATGTTTATTTCTATCATCATCGCACACCGGGCAATTAAATTGGATTTGACCGCGATTTGGATAATGTAATCCGTGATCACCTAAAAATTCCTCCAATAATTCAACAATTGCTTCTTGTTCTTCCATTCACTATAATATAGATAAAACAAATAACTATATCAACTACACAAGTTTTTCTTATCTTCTATATTTATGTAAAAAGAAAATAAATGCCAACAAATATAACAATTAGTGGTCTTGGTGGTGCATCTCCGTTTGATGTATATGTTTGTGACGCAACAATCACAACTTGTGTATATGTATCAACAATAACTCCGGCAAGTTTGCCTTATGTGTTTGAAATACCGTCTGTTTATTCTTCTTTAACAAATTTTGTTGTCAAGGTTGTTGATAATAATAATTGCATTAAAACACAAAGTTTATCAGTTTAATATGGCTACCGAACCAATAACACCAACACCAGTTAATCCTTGTAATAGTACTTATTGTATTAATGGTGCTGGAATTTATGATGGGAATTACAATATTTCATCAACAAATTACAATGGTTATAAATATTTTACTCGTAGTACTTCGCCAACATATCAAATATACTACAGATCTGGTTCAACAAATCCAAGTTGGTGTTTATCCACAACTTTGGGTGGTTCTTGTTTATTATTTGGTAAATCGCCTTGTTTAAGTTCTTGTCCTGATTTATGTGATGATTTTTTTGGGCCTGGTCCTTGCTCATTACCTACACCAACACCAACACCAGTTTGTGATATTGATTTTAACGCACATTTTGATTGTGAGGTTGATCCAACACCGACACCAACACCAACACCGATTGCAACATCAACACCTACTCCAACACCTACTCCAACAAATCAATGTGCTGGTGTTAGTCTAACAGTATCGGCGACTACCGTTCCAGTAGCACCGACTCCAACACCCACACCAACTCCAACTCCAACACCAAGTATTACAAGAAATTGTGATTTTACGGGTAAGGTCTCTTTTAACACAATTGATGATTATATTCGTTGTCAGACTAATAAAAAATTCAGAGATTGCACATCTGGTTTATTATACTATTCTTCTGACGTGATTTTGAATGAATCTGGTTCAACACCAACATTAGGTTATGTATATAAAACAACAATAAATGGAAATTGTCTATGTGTTGTTTTTGATGGTTTGGTCGATAATATAAGTGGAATTGATGATATTGTAATAATTCAAACAATTGGTTTGGAATCAAATGGTGCTTGTTTAACTTGTGTTCCAACAAATTGTATTACACCAACACCAACACCTACCTCAACACCAACACCTTAAATAAAAAAATATCTTTAAAAAAAAAATATCTGTCAAATATACTTATAAATAAAAGTATATAACTATGACAAATGAAATAGTTCTTAGTAATATTACAGGGATTGACGCACCATACAATGTTTTTGGTTGTGATATATATGGGAATAATTGTATTTTAATTGCCACAGTAGATAGAGATATTCCACCACCATTAACACTACCATTATCACCAATTTTTAACACATATCCTGGTGTTCTGTTAAAATTATCAAATTGTTCTGGATGTGTTGATAGTGAATATTTGAGTTGTATTGAGCAACCATTATTGGGATTGTGTTTTAATTTGGGGGTTGAAGCGACAAATACTAACCCATGTCATATATTACCAAGTGGTTATTACCATAGTAAGCCATATTATCGTATGTTAGATTTAGATTGTTTAACTCCTATTAATTATTATGTTTGGTGGAATAATGATACAACAAGGTGGGAATTGACCAATGCAGTAGGTTCTGGACCAGTATGTTATTACCTTAATAATCCAGGTAATTATCCGGTAAGTAATCAAGAATATCCTTGGGTAGGTGGGGATTGTTCCATTATTTTGAAATACTCTATCCTAGGTGAATGTCCTGAACCTATGTGTTTTAGTTACAATTTTGAAGCTTTTGGTGGTAATTCCGTTTGTACGATACTTGCTAGTGGTTTTCATAATAATAAAGTATATTTTTTGTTATTAGATAGTGCATGTTCGATGGCTGAAAGTAATTATTATATTTGGTGGAATAATAATACAACAAGGTGGGAATTGACCGAAACATTAGGTTCTGGACTAGTACTAAATTATCTTACTAATCCTGGAAATTACCCAGAAACAAACAGTACTTATAGTTGGAATAATTCAAATCCGCAAATAATTTTTAATTATTCATTACTAGGTGAATGTCCTACTATGTGTATTTGGTGGGAGGGTGAATCGATTGTTGGCGATTCTAGTCCTTGTGAAACAAATCCAAGTGGTTATCATAATGGTAAAATATATTACCAAATGTTAGATACAAGTAATAATTGTTCCACAACTATACCTAGGTATATTTGGTGGAATAGTGGTACAACAAGGTGGGAAGTAACAGAAACATTTGGTTCTGGAGAGGTCAAATGGTATAATGAAAATCCTGGAAACTACCCAGAAGGTACATCAGAATATCCTTGGGTTTGGAATGGTGATAGCAATGTATCTACCCTTGCTGTAATATTTGGTGATTGTCCTGAAATTATGTGTTTTAGTTACGGAAAATATAGTGTGTTTGATGGTATTTTTAAACAAATAAGTTGTAATCCATTTCCATTAGGAATCCACAATGGTAAATACTATTATGTATTTTCACTTGATGGGTGTAATCCTACAGGTCCTGAACTAGCTGAGTTTTATTTATATTGGGAAACATCAACATCTAGATGGGAAATAAGAACAGGTATTGGTTCTGGAACATTATATTCATATCTTAATAATCCTAGTAATTATCCTACATCTTCACCTACTGTTACTTGGACCAACACTCAACCAGGTGTATTAGCGATGTATACATCAAATACACCAAATGAATGTCCTACTATGTGTATTTATGCTAGTGGTGAAGGTCTTGGAGAAACGACTAATTGTCAAACAGGTCCAAGAGGTTATCATAATAATAAAGTGTATTACCAATTACTTCAAGCGGATTGTTACACAGATAGTTTTTTGTATATTTGGTGGAATAGTACTAATATGCGATGGGAAATGACCACCGCTTTAGGGTCTGGAAACCTTTTGTGGTATAATGAAAATCCTGGAAATTATCCAGAAGGTACATCAGAATATCCTTGGGTTCATTATGCTAGTTCTGTTGTTGGTTCATTGTCCACAATACTTGGTGATTGTCCTGAACCTATGTGTTTTGTCTATTACACTGAAATTGCTAGTCTTTCAAGTTGTAATAATACATTTCCAGTAGGAATCCACAATGGTAAATACTATTATGGAATTGCGGCCGATCTGTGTAGTCCTTTAACTTATGATATTTCTATTGAGTTTTATTTATATTGGGAAACATCAACATCTAGATGGGAAATAAGAACAGGCATTGGTTCTGGAACATTATATTCATATCTTAATAATCCTGACGATTATCCAGTAGTAACAGACGTATATAGTTGGAATAATACTCAACCAAGTGTATTCGAAATGTTTGGGTCTGATTTTGGTTCAGATTGTTATTCAGAAGCGTAGTAGAATAAAAAAATATCACATAAAAAGACGATATTTCAAATTATCAGTAAATTAAACGATATTATTTCCAAATTTCTTTTGATTTCATATAACCTAATACACAAGTATAGGCATCAGTTTGGTCAAAATTTTCTTTTTTAAGGGTGTTGTTTTTGGTATATCCCCAAGTTATTTGTGGTTCTTTTTTTGCTACTTTTTCCCAAATAATCATTTTTTTATCAATGTCTTTTGGTAGACCACCGAATAATACAAATTTTTTCTTATCGTTTTCTTGAACTAGTTCTGGCCAAGCAAACTTTCTAGCGTTATAGGTTGATATGAATTCTGGAACAACACCTAAAATATTATATATTTCTTTACAAACAAAACTATTAAACCTTAATAATGTTTGAATTGTATATATATTGTTTGAGTTTAATAATGGTTCCTCAATAATCACCTTTACAATCCCAAGACCAATATATTGTTTTAACTTTTCTGCGAATATTTCTGATTTTAAAAGAAGTTCAAATAATTTATTATCACTTTCTTCTTTTTTTATTTTAGGTCTTGGTGATATGTGTGTCAATTCCAATAATTCCTCGTTTTGAGTATCAAATAAAGCCCATCCAATTGTTCTAGTTGAAATATCAAGACCCAATACTTTTGGTGTATTTTTAATAGGTTTTCCCATAAAGTTATAGTTTATGATTAAATTCTAACATAAAAAGAAATAAAATGAATATTAGAAGTCCAATTTGACTACAAATTGTTGAATACCTTGTCTTAAAACCGGTGATTGGAGTTTTGACATTACAAGAATATCTTTATTATCATCAAGTAATGCAATCTCACTAACATATGATTGATTACCAGTAGTCCAAGTTGGGTTTGATGTATTTTTGAATTCATTAGAATTTAAAACTATCTTATAATTCATTTCATATATCGTCGCTTGAATATCCGTTTCCAAAGAACCATAGAAATAATACTCATCACCGAAATTTAAATCTGGTGCTGTATTTCCTTGTGGTGTAAGTTCAATATAATCACCAAGATTATATATTGGGGCACTATTATATAATTCTTTTGTAATTACAAATGTTGTTCCAGTTAAACCTTCTTGTGTTATATATCCATTTACTGTTGTTGCGGAAATATAATCTGTGAAATCAATGATTTTCCAAGCATTTGGTTGCGGTCTATTACCAGTTGTAACTTTTTGAGCAATAATTTCAAAGTTTGTTGCAAAGAAACCGGGTTTTACATCGCAATCAGTAATAGGGTCGCTTGTTTTCATTGGACCACTTGTGTTCAGATATGTTTCTTTTAATTCCGGTGTATTATCTTTTGTTAATAAAATTGAATCATCACACCAAATAAGATCGTCATCATTTTCTGTTATTGTTATGTCTAATTCTTCAGTTAAAATAAAACAAGTATCTTCAATTGGTGGTTGTTCTTGATAATTTAAACAAGAAAATTCTGGTCCAAATCTTACCGCAACATTTTTTGAAGTTTCTGGATTACATATATTATTATTTCCAACAATTTTTGGATAATAGTTTGAATGTAATGAATTTGTGAAAGTGTTTTGATTTGTAAATCTATAAGTGACATACATAGTTTCATTAGCACTTGACATAACACCATCAGTTGATTGAGACTCAACTCCACAAGTATTTGGTGTGATTAAGGAAAGTTGTGGTGCTGGTAATGTCCAGTTTCTATTTGATTTGTATGACATTGCCGCAATAATTTCTTCATCGTCAATAATAACCAATTTACTATCCGGAAATACCTTACCAATTCTACTTGGTATTCCGTTTGAATTCGCATGTGTATCCCACAAATGATAATAACGAATTCCTGGTTGATTCATATTGTCATTCTTATTTGACTTAATATATTGAACTTGGAATAAATCAAGTTCTTCAAAATTCGGTGGATCAACCCAAAATGTCTCACCATTACAACATTCAGGATTTTTGTGCCACATTAACCAAGGAATGTGTAGCTTAAAATTCCTAGCTTGACCAGTAGTATCATCCGGATTTGATGGATTATATGGTTGTAATGCAAATTTTTCACCGTAGAAAAAATCTATTGTTTGGTTTGTATAGTGAATAATCGCAATTGCTTTCTGTTCTTCTGGTTTTACCTCAACAATTTCATCAAATGAATTATAATAATAGACATAATCTGTGTCTGTTTGACCTAAACTTGAGTTATATCCAAAATATTCTTTTGTTCCAATGTAATCAACAGATCCAAATTTATCATATCCTTCATATGATATTGTGTTAATACCTGCTGGTGTTTCTGTCCAAGGAATGTTCATATTCCAAATTTTAACATCAAATTGATCTATATCACAAACCGATTCAAAATTAATCACATCACTAGACCAATGAGGTCTTGGTGTTATACTATCATAAAGTGATGTCATTGTTGGTGGATAAATGATTGCTCTTCCATAACAACTAGAACCAGATAATGTAAAATTAGGTGTTGCTCTATCTAATGTTATTTCGTTTTGACAAACACCAACAATCTTATAAGTTAAAATTGGATAACAAGAATTAAAACTCATACCACATTTAGCATCTGGTGGTTGAGGACATAATGCGGTTGGTTCTGGTGGTGGACAAGGTGTTGCCGTTGGTGTAGGTGTCGGTGTAGGTGTCGCACAAGGATCTTCAGTTGGTCCCGGTGTTGGTGTGGGTGTTACTGTTAATCCCGGTGTTGGTGTGGGTGTTGGAGTTGGTTGAGGTGGATAATCACTACAAGAACAATTATTACCACCATTACCATCATAATATATTGTTATAATATCACCAATAGAAGGTTCTTTAAAATTATATATATTACAACCAGAATATATTAAATTTATTGTGTTTGTCCCATTTAATGTTGTCATATCAACAACAAAATTTGATGATATAACATACTTGTCGTTTGTTAATACACTCCAATCTGTTGTTGGTGTTGTAGTATCTCCACTAAAAAATCCTCGCATTGCCGCTCTATTATAAACTGGTTCAACAACCGAATCCATAAATGGAATTCCATATGTATTTCCAGCGCCACCATCAACAAAATAAGGGTATTTAACACTTTGTTTATTTGATTGTGGAACACCGGCGGTGTTTTGAGTATTAAATGGGGGTTCTAATATATTTGTTTTTGTTTGGTTATATCCAGTTGGTGTTTTATTGTATGAAACTTCACTGTCACCAATTTGGAAATAAGATATTTTAAAATTACCTTGTGAAAGTTTTTGTCTTCCAGTATCGGTAACTCTTGTATTGACTAATCCTGATGTATTTTTAAGTATATAACTCATTTGTTAATAAATATTCTATTTGATAATTTATGAAACTAAATTTGTGTTTTATATCTATTATTCAAATCAACCCACTTGTTGAATTAGTGTTGAACAACAATCACAACCTAATATTTTTAAATTATCTATGTATGTTTTTGTTTCTATTGTTCCAAAATAACAGTCAGTTTTTGGTAAATTTGGTGATAAATTACTTAAAATTGTTCCGCTTACTGTTGTTGTTGATCCCATAGTTATATTCCAAGTATAAGTATCATTTGTAATATAGTAATTACCATTATCACAAGAATTAAAACTACTTGAGTTATTGGTTATTGGTAATGGGTTTATAATTTGGTTTCCATCAACAATTACACTTGTTGTTATTGTATTTGTTGCAGAATTTTCTTGTGGAGCTCTAGTAAAATCATTTTTAAAAATTAAACTAAATTCAATTAACACACCATTTGGTAAAGAAGGTGTGATATTAACATTAAAATTATTACCATTTTTAATTAAATTTACAACATATACCGTGTTTTTTATTGTTTGGTTTATTACGACATTTTGTGTTTTAATTTCTTGATTATTATCAATAATACTTACCGAATATATTCCACTAGGTAAATTTTGAAATATAGGGTTTTGTTGCGTTGTAATTCCTCTATCTAATGAATAACTATACGGTGGCATTCCACCATATGGTAATATAATGATTGATCCATTGTCTCTACAATCACTATCATTTTTTGTAATATTAAAACCTAATTGCATTTAATTATTTTAATTTTTTTATGCGGGTACGGCAGCATTTTGAGTTAGACCAACGGCTTCAGCATATTTAAGACATGTTTCAAGATCGTCAAAAGAAACAAACATTTGAAATAATGACTCATTTACATTTGTCCAAGTACTAGTTCCTATAGTCGCTGGATAATCATAGTTATTATTAAGATATGAGTGTAAAGTACCAGAACCTATATTTGAACTTACTTCCCACCTTGGTGTTGTGTTATTCCAATAGACATAATAATTTACTGGGGTAGTGCAATCACTTTCAGTTAATTGATAAAACCACTTACCATTATACTTACCTAATGGATACTTTGGTGAACAACCTATAGTGTTTCCAGATATACTATAGGTAAAACACATTGGTTTAGGACAACTTCCTAGATTTGAGATTACTTCAGTGCTACCTGTCCATATACTTGTATTTGTTGCTTCTGGGTAATTTCCGGGGTTTTGAAGGGTCGCATATGTTGTTCCTCCGTTTATTATGTCTGATAATACCCATCTTGTTGTTCCACTGTTCCACCATACATAAAACTCTGGTGTTAAATCATCACCAAGCCCATAATACCATTTTTCGTTATATTTACCAATTGGATATTTGTTAGAAAATGATACATATTCATCTTCAATTTTAAGTGTGAAACACATTGGTTCAGGACAACTTCCTAAATTTGTTATTAAATAAATCGAACCACTATTCTGTATCCAACTATAAGTTGTTGTTGTTTCAGGATAATTTCCAGGATTAAGATTATGATTATATTGTGTACCACTACCTAATGCACTTGTTAATACCCATCTTGTTGTAATATCATTCCACCATATATAAAAAGGTTTTGGTGTTGTACAATTAGTATCTAATAATCGATAATATGGTTTATCTTTATAAAAACCACTACTTGAGATTGAACAAATTGTTTTAACATCATCAATTATTGTGGTAATACACATAGGTAGTGGTAATGGTCGTGGTGGTGCTGTCAAAACACAAGTAGTTATTATTGTGAAATCGCCATAAGAGTCTGTCACGGTTGCTTTATATGAACCAGTACCCAAATTTGTTATTGATGATCCAACATTACCATTTTCCCAAATTATTTGATAAGGTGGTGTTCCACCAGTAATCTGTAAAGAAGCTGAACCGTTAAATGTGTCTGTATATGTTGGATTTGTTGTTAAACAATCAACTTCCATAGGAAATATTGTAATAACACTACATTCATTTATAGGATCAATAGGGTTATTTGGAACTGGAGCAATCGTAGGTGTTGGTGTAGGTGTTGGTATAACAAATCCTAAAACACCAATAGGGTTATTTGGAACCGGATTTGGTGTTGTGTTTAAAACAGTGTTACTATTTGTTTCCGACATCTAAACTTTTACTTATAAATAATCAATTATTTGTTTTTTTGGGTAAATAACAATATATTTTCCATATTGGAATTATAATTTGAAATATTTTAAAGTGAATTGGTTGATTTTTAAAATTATGGTGGTCAGTAGAGTCCATATTGTATCATTTGTCGCTTTAGGAATTGCAACACCGTTATTATATGTTGTATCAATTAAGTTTTGGGTTGTCCAAACTTAATTACCACCTGATAGAATATTATTTAAGTCATTTGCAAATTCTTGAGGTGTAAAATCAATTGCATCAGGACCACAAATATCAGTAGTTACAGATTTATTTAAAATAGCACTCCAACCATAATTCCATAAACCTACATTTTGTGAAACATAAACATTTGCTATAGGATATGTTATAGAATTAAAACTAGCATCAAAGTTTGTACCTAAAGCTGAAGATAATTCAGCTGAAGATATATTTGAACTATTTGTTGTAGCAGCATACGCGTGAAGTAAAAAGTTTTTAGCACTACTAGCTAAATCATTTGCTGGATAAATTACTCCTTTAAAATAATCCCAATGAGTATTATAATCACTTACAAAATTTGCATGATCATAAGTCCATCCACCATCAGGAAAAGGATTTGCTGTTGGTTGTAGTACTTCATTTGTTAATGAAGGAGGTAAATCTGATCCGTGATACCTACTGTCACTTTCATTAACAAATGCAATAAATAAAATTGAAGTTGGTGCAACCCAACTTGGTGTATTCCAATTTGGAGGAATTACTGCTCCTATGGTTGTACCATCGGCAGGATTTAACCATGTTATAGTATTAGCATAAGAAGGTTTTGTACCTAATTTAATACTTCTAGGAAGCCCTAAATAATCTTCTGGTTGAAGATATTCAAATAAATATAAATTACCAGTATAATTTGGATTTGCTAATTGATAATTACTAAACCATTGTGAAATACTTTGAGCTAATACGAGTTTATTCCGAGTAGCACAATTAAAGGCATAGGGTCCTGATGTTATATCTATATAAGCATATACATCAGTTGTATTTGGTAATGGTGGAATTGGTGTAGGAGTTGGTGTAGGAGTTGGTGTAGGAGTTGGTGTAGGAGTTGGTATTGGTCCACAATAAAGACAAGAAATGTCATATTCTATCACCAAATTAACAATTACTTTTGCGTCAGATAGTAAATTTACATTACTTGGGTTACAATCTGTACCACTAATACAATTCGTAAATATTTGTATTGTGTTTTTAGTTTCATCAATAATAACTTCACCTATCCCTTCAAAACCTTCCAATGTGTCAACAAGAATTGTGATCCAGTCTTGATCTGAAGGATAATCATTTAAACCGTTTGATGTGTAAAAAGGAACTGTTTCCAAGTCGCCATCAACAGTTACTTCTAATATAAATTGAGCATCATTTAATATACAATCTGTATAATCAAAAGTTAAATCATAATAACCTTCATTATACATTTGAAATATTCCTCTTTTCCCTGATATACCGAGACTTTGGAAGTTTGAATCACAAATATTAAAAACTTGATATGATGACACCAAACTTGTTCCTTGTAATGTTGTTGATTTGGAATACGAACAACCTTTACTATCGGTAACTTGTAAGGTATAAACACCTGGTGATAAACCGGTAACTAAAAGCCCAGTTTGAGAACCCACATTTGGGCTCCAAGAATATGTAAATGTTGGTTCACCATTATATATTAAAACTTCAATTTCACCATTATTACCAGTTGTTGGTTGTGTTACTAAAAAATCAAAAAACACACCACTTGATGGTGATATATTAAATGTTTTTGTTTGTGAACAACCATTATTATCTGTTACTGTTGCGGTATATGTTCCGGATGCTAGGTTGTTGAATTGTGTTTGTGATGATGGTGGTTGACCAGTAATTTGATATGTGTATGGTAATGCACCACCAGGACTTGCTGTAATCTTTACAGAACCATTATTAAGACCACAAGTTGTTCCGGTTGTGGCTGCCGATATTGTAAATAAAATAATATTTGTTATTGTAATCGTCTTTGTATATGTACAAGTCCCATCTGTAATTGTTAAGGTATATGTCCCCGATGCTAAATTATTAAATGAAAAATTAACAAGTGTTGTTGTTTGTGAATTCGTATTACCAAGAGAATCTGTCAGTGTGTATATAAAAGTTCCTCCAGCAACACCATTATTTAAAACAATATTAACACTACCATTATTACCACAACTTGAATTTACAGTATTTACTGATGTTACAAAAAATGAGTTTGGTGTTGATAATGTGGTTGAGTTTGTAATACTACAAAGACCGGCATCTTGAACGAAAACTGAAAAATTTCCTGGGTTTAAATTTGTGAAAGTATATGTTTGCGAATAAGTAACGATTGTCTGACCGTTGCTACCACTAAAATAATATGGTGCTGTACCATCAACAACCGTAACACTAACTTCACCGTTATTTGTAAAACAACTTGGTGGTGTTGTAATAAAAGAACCAAATTTAATTGGTGGAACATTATTAACTGTTACTGTTTTAATTAACTCACACCCTTTTGAATCGGTTACTGTAACCGAATATACACCAGGTAATAAGTTTTCTACCGATGATGAAGTTTCACCATTAGACCACAAATATGTAAATGGTGCGTTTCCAGTTAAACCAGTTATGAATATTTTTCCATTACCAGCCGCAGAAACACAATTGGCATCATTTACAACATAAAACCCATAATTTATCGGTGTTGATGAATATATAATACAAGATTCCGATCTTCCAGAACAACCACCACCATCATTTGCAACAACATAATAGGTGTCGGCCGATAGTCCGTTAAATATGTAATTATTTGGAACCCCAGTTGCCGAATCATATAAATTATTTGATATATTATATAAATAAAAATCGGCTGAGCCATATATACTCTGTGTTGTTGCTGTAATTGATCCGTTATTTGCACCACAAAAAGTTCCTTCAACATTTAGTGAAACACAAGTTCCAGATGATATATATACCGGAACTATTTCACTATCAAAAGCCGAATCTGTAATTTCAACAAAATAACTACCAGCCGGTAAATTATTAACCCGATATACACTTGTTGTTGCTGATGTTGGTAATAACCCACTTGTTGAGATTTCGCTAACCGCCCAACCCGGACTATCACCAGTAATATTAAAAAATACTTGCCCAAGACCGGAATTAGTACAATCCCCAGTTATAGAATAATTATTTATTGTTATTACACCCATTATCCGTTACACAATATTTTAAAATTTATCCCTACATTGAATTCCAAATTATTATTCATATTTAGTGGAATACAATTATTACTATATATTACAATTTTCCCACTATTTTGATTAATTATAAAACTTAATCCATAAAGTTGTAGTTCATCACTTGAACTATTAACCCCTTCAATCCATTTGTTAGGTGTTGGGAAACTAAGACCTTCAACCAAATACCCTGTACCACTAAAAAATGGAACAGATGCTACTACACTATTATTTAGTCTTACATCAACAAACCAATTAGTGGTAATTGAATTTAAAACACAATCATTTGTTAGATCGTAACCATTTGTCACTAAATATGATTCTATAACATTCATTAAAACAACACCAAAAGAATTTATTGCAGGATTTGAACCCCAAGGATATAATGGACATTCAACAGATTGAACTGGACAATCATATGCAAATAATTGTCCGACAAGAGAACAAGGCTTACAAGGAACTGGAATAATTTGACAACCAGCTTGTCTTCTCCACACAAATTTTTGTCTATGAAAAATTGAGTTTTCATATTTAACTCCGGTATTCCAGATTGTTGTTGCTGGAACCATTTGTTCAATAAGTCTAATCCAATAATCACCTAGTCCGTGAACATAATCAATCATTGTTTGGTATGTGAAATTATCATTTGGAATGTTAATTGTTTGTTCTGATTCCAAATATTTCCAATAAATTGACTGTAATGTTGGGTAACCCCCAGTTTTTCCATCAGTTATATATTGTCTATTTCTTACATTTATCATATTTCTCCAGAAAGTCTGGGCAAATTCAAAAAATGTTTTTTGTTTTGGTTTTGGGACGATTTCTGTCCAATCTATACCACCTCTCATAGGATATGGTGTGTTTGGGTTTGGATTACAACAAGTTGGTTCAACATAGTGTAACCCTTCGTTTGGTATTGGATAGTTGTAAATTCTTGACATATTCCAAACATCATAAACCAACCCTTGGGCTGGGTTCATGTGTATATCAACATTTTTAACATTGATTGTTAATCTTTCATCACCAACTTCATAATACGCATTAAAATTACCATCAAAACTTTGTCTTAATGTTGATTCTTCGTCCGTCCAACTTTTTTTATTATCTACGGTTCTTCTCAATCTATACCCCAAATCCATATATGGAAACTTTCTATATCTTTGGAGGTATTGTTCTCCGTAATTAAATGGAAGTAGTGTTGTTTGAAAATCTTGATTTGAACCTGTAAATACGCTATTTGTTGAATCAACCTTTTCTGGCATTCTATGTTTTGGTGTCGATTCAAACCATCCACCTCCTATTTGATAATAAAACGAATCACTTACTTGTGGCATACTTGGGTAACCATCATCGTCAAGTGGATAGTCTTCAATAACCGAATCAACATTTGATGATATTGTTTGTGTTGTAATACCGGTATATGTTTTTCCCATTACTGAATAGACATCTGTTGTATCAAGAACTGGTAATTCTTGATTATATGTTCCACCTGAAATTAAACTATATTGCTTATCAAAATCATCTATACTTATTTTTTGATCCGCAACATAGATATATTCATTAAATTCAACTAAAGCTTCTGGTGCTCCAATTAACCTAAGTAAAATTTCAATGGATTTTCTTGTTCCCTTTGATTTAAAAAGATATGCCGAATTTAATATTAAGTTCCTATAATATTGGTAATTTAATTCTTCTGGTGTTTGTCCAATCCCAACACCGGAAAATTGATTTGACCCGTTTGAAAATACAGAATCCAATAAATTTTGTTCTGTAATTGGTGAAATATTTGTATTCCACCCCAATGTTTGAGCAAGATTTTTTAATAATTGTGATGGTATATCATTTTTTACAATATAATGGACATTATTCATATTTGGTAATGCCAATATGAATTTCATAGATTCATCAAAACTCCTACCATATATTTGTAGGACTTTTTCCATTTTTTGATCATCAGTATCAAATTCTTTAAACGCCCCAGTTGTTAAAAACCTTGAAACAAGATTGGTTCTATATCTATCCAAACTTGTGGCAAATTCATTTAATTGTGTTAGATAAGCATCAAAAGATGATGATGTGATGTCTAGGTTCCAAACACCGTTTTTTGGAAATGTTAAATTTTGATTTGTAAGATAATATGTTCCATCTTCATCTTCAACCGATATAACAAATTTTGCGGTATATTGTGGGACAGAACTCCTATCAAGTAAAAATTTTTCAACTTCATCAAAATCTTCATTAAAAACCTTTGAAACATAATAATCACTTGGTCTTACTACAATTTGTTGAAATGATGTTTGGTTCCCGGAAAAAGGATTCCCTTCTACCGATAATTCAAGAACTGTTGAATTTGAACTAGTTGGTGAAAACCCAATTATTTTATATGGACTATCATCAACATAAACAACATAGCTCTGGAAATTTTTTGTAAAATTTCTTAATGGTGATACAACAACATCACTTACTTCAAGATTTCTTGTTGCGTTTGTGGTATAATCAATATCAAATGGATTTCTTATTACAGTTAAAGGAATTTCAAAGTTTGTAATATCTTCAACTTGGTCATATACGATATTCTGTGCAGTTTGATTTGTCGTAAAATCACCAGCAATTGATAATGCTTCAAGTCCTGCTGGAAAGAAGTTAATTATATTTGTAATTGACGCTGATACTCTTTTTACTAATGAACCATAAAGAGTAAAATTTGTTACTTGTGATAAATCAAAATTTGGATAAACTCTAAAATTATTTGCTTGTATTAACCTTGATTGTGTTACACTTTCAATATTTAATGTATCCAAATTTATTGGGTCAGAAAATGTCCCAATATTAAAATTCCTATTTTGTTTTTCGTTAAGATTTTCGGTAAATTCAAAATTACCTTGGGTAAAACCTCCCCCATCAACAAGTTGGAATCCTACCAAATTGTCTGAAAATGTTCCAGCGCCAGATGCTGTTTGTGGGGGACATGTATATTTCTTTAAAGCCATTATCCAGTTATGTTATTGAAAGCTTTGCTAAAATCAATATTATTACCTCTATCCTGTCTTACTTCATAAAGTAAATTATTAAATTGATCTCTAATTTCGTATAAGTTGTATTGTTTGTAGATGTTGTTTCCACTATCGTAAATTGTGTAAATACCATCATCCATAGATTTAGTTTGATTACCATAAAGAGCAATTGCAAGTGTAGAAATATCCTGATCCACAATTTCAATTTCAGTTGTGATTGGATTAAAATAGGTATTTGTTATAATAATATTTTGGTTTGGTTGTCCGATAAATGGTGTTGCGTTTGGTTTATTTGTTGGTGATGACGATGGTGATAATGTGCAAAAAAGTAAGTTTGAAGTTCCTTCAACATAGATATATCTAATTGATTTTTGACTTGTATTTGTCAAATTTTGAACCACTGGCTCACAATAAAAAGATGATGTAATAATCCTAAAGAAGTTGGGAATTTTACTACCATCAGAGTTTAAATATTCAACTCTAAATCCAACAAGTCCTTGATTTACAAATTTATTTCTAAATTGTTGTGGAACATTATTTAAATCAATAACAATCCCCTTAACATTAGGAAGTGCAGATAAAATACCACAATCAGTAATTGTTGTTCTAATTTCGGCTGGTCTAATATAAAGTGTATAAATACCAAGTTTATTAAACTGATCCGCCGGTAATTTTAAATTGTAAAGACCACCAAGAACCTCGTTGTTTGCCCCACCAGTATTGGCGTTATTGAAATATGGTCTTAATATTGTCTTAGCGTCAAGTTTTGTCAATACAAAATTATCAGTCAAATCTCTACTTGGGGTATAATTTAATATTACCTCAACATCGTCGGGACTGACATCCGCACTTCTTATTACTCCATAGGATCCGGTAGCCACTTTTTATGTTTTATAAATTTATTGTTCTTTTGTTATAAATACTTATGCAGTATCTTTTTTGACTTTGAAAAATCCATATCCGTATTTTTCTAAATCACCAACATTATCAACCTCACCTATTCTCTCAATATACTCCAAAACAGCCTGTTTTCCTCGTTCAACAAATACATTTGTTTGGACTTCCGGTTGATCTATCACATTCAATAAGCCTTCATTTTTTGTAAGTGCCGACATAACAAGGTCGTCTTGTCTAAATCCAGAAGAATATGTGACATATAAGGTATAGTCCTCAAAGTCATAATAGTCAATATTGTTTATCGTATATGATATATATGTGTTTGATGGATCCGGTCCCCAAACTGTTCCAACACAACCGGTTGTTCCGGTTACTTGGGTGCCAATCTTGTATTTACCAGCAAACAACATATCTTTTGGACCATATTGTGCCAAATCGTTAATTGACGATTCAGTAAATCCACTGATAATAAAAGGAACTGAAGTATAATTACTACTATAAAAATCTGATAAATTTGTATTTGAATCACCACTAAAAATATAATCATAACTTATTGGTGTTCCAGACCAACTTCCCCCAGCCGGAAAAAATACAGCATTACCATTTGGGTTCGGTATTGTTATTTGTGTTACTGGAACTTTAATTGTTTTTTGGACAACCGAAACACCCCAAGGTGAGTTAGCTGTCATTGTAATTGTATATGTTCCATTTGATGCCGGGTATGTATGTGTTATTGGTCCGGCCGATGTTAATGTGATTTCTGGTGTTCCATCACCCCAATTTAATTTATATGTTATAAGACCAAGAAATTTAATCATCTCTTGTTCTGATGTGTTATAAAAAATATAATTATATGGGTTTAATGTGTTTGCTGTAAAAATAAAATTATTGATTACTTCTTTTTGTAGAACAGCCCCATCAAATGTTGAGTAATATCCAATATCAACAGCAGATTGTGTAAATAAAATAGGTATTGTTAATCCTGTGAGTAAAGATGTTCCATTTGTTCCACCAGATAAAAGATCTCGCATTGATAGATAAAGTCCTGTTGTTCCGGTAATTGTATTCTCGGTTGTTGCAGTAATAAAACAACAATTGTCAATATCATATATTACTTCGGTTCCTGCGGTATATGGAATATTTACCAAATCCGAAAGTATATTTTCTGGTGATATTTTAAAATAATATTTTTGTTCTTCCATTATGGATTTACATATTCATACCATTTTATCGGATTTGGAGTATCTCCAACCCTCGTGTTTGTTGAGGTTTCAAAAACCTCATATGTTTTTGTGTTATAGTTCAAATTAACTTTATAGTAAAAATAATCGCTACCCAAGAAATTAAATCTTGATGGTAAGATTTGTGGTTGGACTTTATTTGTCATTGTCGCATAAACCCCTCGTCTTCCATTAAAGAATTTTGCTGACATATAAAACTCATTAATGTTTATAAAATCTCTTTTTCTTAACCAATAAATAAAAAACCCTTCCTTATCTCCAATATAATCCAAGGCAAATTTTGGTTTCTTAATATCAACATTTGGTAATAATGATGAAAGTGAAACACTTTCGGTCTGGCCTTGTTGAACCGGTAATATTATTGAGAAATACAAAGTTTGCGTTTTGTCTTCCGGTGTGTCATAAAAATCCAACTTAAAGAACGACTTTGTGAATGGTTTTGTAAAATAATAAATATCTGAAGGTGTAAATCCTTGATTTTGATATGATATATCCCAATTGGAGATTGTTAATGTGCTTGCGGTTATTGGTTGCGAATTATCAAAAAATGAAAACTCATAATTTATTTCTGTTGATTGATTTAAAAATTGATTATGTGTAAATCTTAATGTTTCAAAATCATTGGCAATCCCAATAACTTCCTTTACCATCTTTTTTTGATATTCTTCAATACTATCATCCCTACCCATAAAATCCCAATTTAATTCAACGGGAACATTAACATACTTGTTAGTATCTGGAAGAACAATTTTTATTTTATTCACACTCATCTTCGGTAGGTGTTACAATTTCATTTATGTTTTGTAGGTTAATACCTTCTGGATAAACTCTAAATATATAATTAGCGTATGGATAATGTTTTCCGTTCAAAAATGGATAATCCACACCAATATCTGATGTGTCAATAAAGCCATAAGTATAAATGTCTCTCCACCTAAAACTATTTGATAAATCCGAATAGTAAGCATAATCCGGAACACCTAAAACACCGTCTCTTGGTGCTTCCTCAATATAATCAGAAAATACTCTAATTGTTAATGCTGAATGTGGTCTATAATAATACCCAAGTGGATTTGTTGATGGTGAATCTGATGGAACTTCAAAGAAAGTACCGTTAAATGTTATTTTATGGTTAATTTCTGATATAACCCTTTCATTTTGTTCATAATCATTCCATTCACAATATGAACCATCAATAACATCACCAACATTTAAATCGCCATTATAATAAAATGGACCTTCAGGTGGTAATGTTGATGAGTTATATTGTAATTGTGGAATACCTGTTGATGATAATGGATTTGTTTGATCCCACCAACTATTTGGTAGGTTATTAACCAATGGAGCATTAAAATCAAAACCTTGTTTTAGATTTTTGGTCCAACCAAAATACCCTTTCCAAATTGTTGTAAAGTGTAATTCTGTTATTGGTCTTTTTTGATTATCTCTCAATGAGTTAATGTCAATATCACAATTAAACGAAAGTGTATAACTTTGATTTCCTTCTTTTATTGATGTTCTTTCAACACCATCTGGTGTAATTACGGCTTTTTCAAGTTTTGATTTTGACCTAAAATTATTAAGTTCAAACCCAGCCTTAACCAATACCGCACAATCAGCATTTGTTAAAACTTTATGTTTTCTTACATAATATTTTGAGGTTGTTTCTTTGATATTCTCATTATTTATTATTCTCTTAAAACTACCAATTGTTCCAGTTTGGAATGTGGTTCCGGTATAACCAACATTATCAATATTAAATATGTATAAATCACTACCATATCCAACATCACCAATACTACTTACTTGAAATATACTATTCCCATTGTAGCTAAATGGTAATTTTACATACTCACCAGATTGTAGTCCGTGTTTTACCGGACATTTAAACGATATTTCATTTTGGTTTTGATCCGTACCAACTGAAATCCTAAATGGTAGTCCGTCATTTGCTGTCCAATACCAAGATGTTTGAGTTTGGGGATCAATAGCGTATAATGGTTTATTGTAGTCATTATCATAGACATATGTTATATAATGTGACCAGTTATATGTGCTAGCACTTTTGTTAATAAAAGTTAAATGGTTATTTGGTGGTTTGGTATAACCAACGGTGTTGTTGTCAGTTCTTATTAAATCAAATTCAAAATATTGGGGATAGCCCTGCCAAGGAATATTTGGATTTGTAATTTGGGAAACTTTATTTTTTATTGCATTTGTATAATAAAGATTGTTTCTAAATGGTGCATAAGTTGTTTTCCCAATAAACTCATTTTGAAATATAAAAGAATATTTACAACTTGGTCTAAATACTGTTGATGATTGTCGTTCTTCGTCAAAAACAGTTTGTAAGCTTAAATCAACATTTCTGTCAAATTCAATAATTTCTTTTTGATTACCATTCAAACTGACATCCAATGACAAATTAGTATCTTGTGATGATTTAAATCTTTCACTTCCTAATACTATTGTTGTTGTATTATCTATTCCCATTAGTCTTCCTCTGTTTCTAAATATGTTTTTATGAACCGATTTAGTGCTGTTTTACCATTTTTTAAACCAAAGTAGAAATGATTTGGCCCACCAACTAAAAATGGTGTTGAAGTCCCACCATTTGGTTCTGGTGTTAAGGTTCCGGTAAAACTATAAAATGGTGTAAAATTGGTTATAAAACCTAAATTTATCGCTGGCGAAGTTGATGTTGGTGTTGTAAAATAATCTCCAGAACTTGCATCAAATTGTTGATATTTCTTTTTATAAAATGGTGAAGTTGTGTACCAATTGTTGGTTTCATTACCAAAAATACTTGTATTTGAATTTAATTTCCACTTATAATTAGGGACTTCTTGTGTTGATTGGTATCCATAATAATCTTGTAATAGTGGTGAAATATTATATATTGAAACACCGGGACTTACCGCTCTTCTATTTTTATATTGTTGTTCATTTAAATCATAAAAAATACCAAAAACAGGTTTTCCAGATGTATCTTCACCAAGATAAATTTGATTATCCGGATAATTCCCACTTATAAATGGATTTATTTCATATTCAGAATTTATAGAAAATGATTGTGCAAAATCACCATCAATTCTGTCCCCTTCTCTTGAAAAGAACTGATTAACTGAGGCGTCCCCAACACTAAGTAATTGTTGTGCCCAAGTAGAATTTAATAATCTAGAAACAATACCTAATTGTAACAAATCTGAATTATCATTATATGTGCTACTTTTTATGGTGTTAATTAAATATTCACCAGAAAAAGTTGGGTTTGCACATATTTCAGCAATAAACTCATCTCTATTACCCAAATCCATAATTGTTGTTGGAAATAGTATTTGTTTTTCATTTTGTGACTTGTCTGATTGTGGTGCTGGTAATAAACCTGGTAATGCAGAAGTTGGTGCTGGTGGTAATGCACCAATAAAATTGGTTCCATCCCATGGGGAGCTTCTATAATAGAAATTATTACTTATATCGTTAAAAATAATAATATCATTACAATATTCATAATTAGTTACTTGTCCTGTTATATTAAATATTGTTCCTTTATTAAATGTTGGCATATATAATACACCATTTATCCAATTGTTTTGGAACATATGACTAAATACACCACGACATGCGGCAAAATTTATTCTAAACCTTGCAGACCATTCTAAAAATAATTTTATGTCGTCGTCAATACTAGATATATATGGTTTGTTTAATAGATAATAGCAACCACCCTTTACTTTATCATCTTTTGAACATTCTTGATTTATACCAAAATTAACACCAGAACCAGTATAACATTTTAACTCAACTAACCCATTACAACTTAAAGATTCCACAATTGATGTTCCAATCGCACCAGAATAATCTAAATCTTGTGATACTCCGGTTGAATCTGGACTTGTGGATGTTGTTGAAAGTGGTGCCGATAATATACCCTCATTTGGTATTTTGTATATTGCAAAACTATTATTTTGGTGTAGTGCAAAACTTGTATTTGGATTACCAACAGATCCTTCACTATTCGTTGATGTTGGTAGTCTATCACTTCTCATAATAATACCTTGTGGGTTATTAAAATTAACACCTGGTAGTGTAGAATATGTGTGATAACCAGGTGAATATAACCACCAATAAACAGGACTCCGATCGTAATCACCACCAATAAATCGATCAGATCTTAATCTTGGACTTATTAAAAATGAACCACCACCAACATAGTAAGATTCTAATGGAGATATTAAATCATTACCTGCTGTATTTTGTGGTCCTGTTGAATCTGTGAGTTGATCATCTTGACGATTATTTGGGTTTGACAGTGAATTTCTAAAAGGTAGCATTAGGTTATATACCTTGAAGTCTCCACCAAACGAAAGGTTTTGATTAAGTCTATTTGTTGTTGGTACAATAAGATTATTTAAATTTAAATTTGTTGCTAATCCTAAATCTGGTCTATAATTACCAGGTAAATTAGAATTATTCCTATCTGTTGATAAATAATAATATGGTAATTTTGAGTTTGTATTCGTATATTGAGAGAACAACATAGTGTCTGGAGTAAAGGTAAATGATGGATAATAATTTTTTCTATCCGTTGGTGAAACACTTGGTGAATTATCATTAGTATTATGTTCAATTGGTTTTAACCCATCAGAATAACCTCTAATTGGATAATTTAATTTAAATTTACCTGAAACTTGGACTTGGTTATGATTTGAATAACCAAATATTCGACCTAAACCATATGTTATATTTTGTTTTTCAGTGTAAGGATCCACACCTCTAACTAATACCAAAATACTTAACTGGTCCCACTGTTGGCATTGTGTAAATAAAGAAGACCAACTTTGGGTATAATCATCGTTTCCATCAAATTGTTCATAATTATATCTTATTCTATGTAAAAGATATTCACTTGGAAAAGAACCTCTTGTTAAGTTACTTTTATTTAAAAATTCCTGAGTTGTCATCCCAGTCACTACTTGGAAATATTCAATATCACTAACAAATTTATAATTTGTTTTTGTATTCCCTGTTTGTATGATTTGTATTGTTGTTGATAAACTATTATTAGGATTATTAGGATTAGCATACCAAATTGTTTTTGATATTGTTGTTCCGGTTGTTGTTGTACCAGTTATAGATGAAGTTCCAAATTCATTTGTTATTGTTCCACCAGTTGAGTCTGTTAATCCTGTTAATCTTATTAAGTCTGGTGATAATGCTGGATTTTGAAATGTTAATAAATCTCCGGATTGGAATTCTGATGTCATTCCAACATCACAAAGTAAAATAACGATTTGGTCTTTAAAATTTGGTGACCCATTAACACTTGTTGTAATTTGATTAATACCACCAATACTTGATGAGGCACTATCAAAATATTTATCCCTCAAATTAAATGAATTTAATTTTTGTGGCCAAGGTTCTGTAACAGGATAACCGAATTCATCCCTACGACGATTACAATCTTCGTTTCTTGTTATAAAAGATCTTGAACCTCTTCTCCAAGAAACTGCAGGATCGTCAACACCAGAAAAAATTTGATTATAACTATTTGTCGCTTCTAATGTTACACTAGTTGGGCACTCATCCTCATACAACTTATTTAAATATGGATTTCTATTATAATTTGCCGTATCTCTACCACATTGGTAATTTGTTGATGTACTAATATTAGCTAATTTTGAAAAATTACCTTCGCCTGTTCCAGATGCAAAACTTTCAACTTCATCAAAATCTGATCCCCTATCTTCACACGGACAAGCATCACAATCTGGATATGAAATCATAGGTAATGCAATTTTTGAGAACCCTTTTTTTGCTATAATTTTTGGTGCTATTTTTATTAAAAAAAAGGCTAATATTGCTGAATAAATCACAATAGCTAAAAGATTACCAATTAACTGACCTAGAGCAAAGGGTACGGCACCTGCAACATTACTCGCCGCTTGTATTATTAGATAAGTTAGTAATAATGGGATGAATATTACAATAACCCATTTAAAAATTGGCCAAATTGCCGCAATAAAATGTGCTAAAGATATTAGAATTATTATTGGAAATTTTAAAATAAACAATAATATACTTACGACAAACTCAATAAAATCAAAATTTCTTTGTAGGTCATTTACTGGAAATTTATTATTTTCACTCTGACAAGCTCTATTTGTTATTTCTTTTATACCCAAATGTCTTGATCTTCCTTTACCATTTTTATATCTATCAATAAACGAACTTACAGTATATACTTTATTATAATTAAATTCATAAAAAGTATCTTCACAATCAATTGCCGATTGTTTATCCGCATAATCATCCCAATCCAAACTAAAGGCGTATGATTTTAACACTTCAAAATAATTTTGTGGTAAAAAAGTAATATTAAATGTCTGTGATTGTGTGTCATCAATTGGGTTTGAGATAAACTGAATTGTGTCGCCAGCGGTAACCGGTATTGATGTTGTATCACCAAAATATGGTTGTCCGTTTATTATAACTGTTAAATTTGATGAATTTATTGTATCTTCAAGTAAATAACCACCAGTCCCAACTACTGGTATTGTTGATCCTGTTACAGTTCCAGCTGGTAATGTTACTGTTACTTGAGACGCTGAATTAGGATTAAATGGGTCGTTCCCAGATGATGTCCATCCGTGTTCTTTTATATTTGGGACAAGAAAATTACCTCTTAAAAAATCATTTTGAATTCCTTGTTCGTTTTGCCATTTGATTTTAAATCTATATTTTCCTTTAGTTGGTATTCCTTTTTTAGGGTCGTTTGAAATGACTTGTTGTCCAAACTCATTTGTTATAACATAATTAATATTCATAGGAATATTAATCATCCATGTTCCATTCTCATCAATTAATTTTCCACCCTCTTCAAATTTAAATTCTTCCAATGCTGGATTTCCGTTGTTGTCAGTAAAAATTGTTTGCCTAATTGCCAATATTTGTCCAGGACCTGCAATTAAATCACACATATTACCAGTATCATTTTTTGGTTTGCAATTTCTTTTAATCGCATCTTCATTTGTTGTCGAAACAATTGAACCCATAAAAACCGCTGTTGGTTCAATTTTAATATTTGCTTCGGCCGTTAAATCAAAATCAACTCTTGTAATACCAAATTGACAAATATCAACATCACCCCAAAATGGTGAAACTTCAACAACTCTATTTAAAGTTTTAATTTGTGGTAATTCACTTAGGTTTGAAGACGATTTAAATCTATTCCCATTTACTTGTGACGGACTAGCAACACCGGCGTCGATTAAATCTTGTGGTGATAATGAAAAACAACCAATGTCCGATAAATCAACATCCATTACCAATGTTTGAGTTCCGGTTGGAACGCCAAATATCATAAAGTCACCACTATCATTTGTCTTTACCGAAAACTTATAATACTTATCATACACTTCAATATATGATTGATCTAGTAAAACTTCTTGTCTTGTTGGGAATGTTCCTGTTGCGGCATGAACCGAATAAGATGGGTCTTTTGGTAATAAATTATATCTATAACCTTCTTCATTTAAGTCTGATAAATTTTTATATGGATATAACTCAGAGATTATTGGATTTGTTTCATCCTCTTGTGTTAATGGAACGAAAACAGATACTTTAGCGTTTGGAACCCCAAAACCACCATTTACCAATACCCTACCAACAACAACACCATAGTCAGAACAAACTCTTGTATAAATGTCAGATTCATTTATTTTTAGTGAAAGTATCTCTAACTGGTCAAAATCTTGTTCTAACTTGACATTTATGTATTTGTCTTGACCAATTTCGGTTCTTATTCTATATGATTTGGGCATTAAATTCTACTTTTTTGATAAATAGTTTATTTCCTATTTTAGAAAAATAAGATTAAAACCCAATAAATAAATTATTATGAAAAATTCACGGTTTTTAGATTAATTACCCTAACATTAATATCTTTGTTTGGGAATCTAATTTGATAAATCTGTGTTGGTTCGGCAAAAATTGTGTCGTTAATTAACTGAATTTGTTTTGTTGCCGCATCAGAATATCTTTGTGATGTTTGATTTGATGAATATTGACCCCCAACTTTATTGTAGAATCTAATATCTGAAATACTAACAATACCATTTTCGTTTTGAATAATTCTTCTCAATTCTGATACATTAACATTTTGACCCAATTGTCTTGTTGTAGGGCTAAAGAATGTTGTAACCAAATTAATGAGTTTAGACACAAGCGCACCTTGGTTTTGTGTCGCATCCAAAACAACATCAACATCAATAGATAAATCAATCGGATTTGCACTTTCAATGGAAATATAATCATTTATCATTCTATAATTTGAAAGATAATTGGCGACATTATTTTTTAATGTGTTTGATATTGTGTCAGTTAAATTACCACTAGCGTCAAATGACAACATTTTAATTTTAATCTTATTATTTTCTTCTGTGATTGATACTTTTGCTGGAGCTCCAAATTGTGATGGCATTGTTCTAATTAATGACTCATAATCGTTAATCGTTGTTGCTCTATTTTGTGCCGCAAAGTTAAACGAAACCATTTGTCTAACATCTTCTGTTGTTGGTGCGTTTGCACCCCCAATAGCTGCCGTCACATTATTACATCTCAATGTGTTAATTACACTTCTATTTACACTTTCAGATGGACCATTAACAAAAAATGAAACAGTACCAATTTGTGTTATAACATTTGCACCAAGATTTGATGCTTGTCCGCCACCAATTCTATATTGAATAAACAAAGTAGAGTTTGACTTTAATGCCGAACCCAATGCTAAATTATTTGAATACTTATTCAAATCAAAAGAATTTCCGGTTCTTGCAAATTCTCTTAATTGTTCTTCAGCCGAAATGTTTCCACCACCAAATGTCATTTTTAAATAACCTTCCGGAGTATATTCCGATATGAATTTTGTATTTGTTGTAACATATTTACCAACTTTAATTCCAGGTTGGTCTGATACTTTTGTTGGGTCTTCAATAAACACCCTATCTTCAGCGAGAGCTTTTACTTCATACCATCTATTATCAAGACCTAAAAATTCTTGTGGTTCTGGAATATTAGTATATTGTGTTCCGTCTTTTAAAATAACACTTGTAATACCCAAAACATTTTTTTCTGGTAAAAATAATTCAAAATAAGGTTTTACATCATTTGGTGTAATTACTCTTTTGAATACTTTGGTAATACCATTTACAACAACTTCTCTTTTTGTAATTGTATAATTTAATAACTTTCCGTTTGCATCAAAATTTGGTATTTTTAATCTATTTGGTGATCCTTCAGCATTAATTGGTGATGCAAAGTCAATATCATATACGGTCTCAAATGGTTGTCCCGCTCCGGACGCTTGTGATCCTCTTCTTAAAACACCACAGTATCTTAAATCTTCCTTATCACCAAAAGCCGGAACTGTGATTGAAAAATCAACTAATGCAACTGATGGTCTTTGTCCTGGTATTTTTAATCCATAAGTTCTTGCTATATTGTAAATTGATGATTTTTGTTGTGCGTATTGTAATACGGTTTCTTGAATACTCCTATCTATTTGGAAATGTAGATTGTCCGTTACTGCCGCATTTAAGTCCATAAGAACAGAAAACACCCCAGCATCATTGAAATTCTGAATAAGGTCTGGGTAATAAGTTCTTGTAAAATTGATTAACTCGGTTCTTATTGTTTGAAAGTCCCTAGCTGTGTATGATATTTTCTTTTCCGCCATACTATTAAATATTGATTATAACAAAATCAGTTGACTCAAATGCTTGATTTGTTACTCTATAATTTATTTTTATTTTCGCTGTATGCTCTTTTTCTCCAATACCTTGGACTGTGTATTCTCGTTCTCCTTGTGAATTAACAAATGTTCCTTTATTTTCTTCACCATCTGAAGCGTCAGTAATACTAATATTTGTAATTTGTATTCCTGGAATATATTTTTCAACAGTATCTCTTATTTCAGCCTCAATGTCTGAAAATGTTGGCCCATCTAATGGTTCAAAAATATATTCATATAATCTTGTTCCAAAATCCGGAAGAAAATACCTGGTTCCTTTTCTTGTTAATAGTAGATGGACTAAATCAGTTCTTATTTCCTCATCACTTGTATCTGAAAGATCTAAATACCTACCAGTAAAAGATTCTCTAAAAGGAAAATTTATTCCATATGTAACCCCATTTGCCATATCAAATAAATATAAGGGTTGGTTATTTTATATAAATAAAAAACCCCACTTGTTGAGGGTGGGGTTTCAAATAATCAAAGTGGTATTAAATTAAATAACCTCATATTATATGATAATCTTTTACCAATGTAATCAACTGGTGTCATAGGTGATTTATTTATAACCGATTCAATAAATGTAATGTAAAAATTCTTATCGTTTTCTTCTTCTTGATTTTTTGGTTTGTAAGATTTTACAGCTTTTAATGAACCTGATGGGTTTTTTTTAATCCTTTGTATTGCCATATTATATAGGTCTTCATTTGATTCACTAATTACTCTCTTTACGATTCTTGTTAAATCTGATTCTGTTAATCTTACAATTTTTTTCATAATTTAATTTTTATTATAAATATATGTTCAAAAAAAAATCACCGATTTCTCAGTGATTCTTTTAAATTTGTATTACCTTTTTGGTAAAGTGGTTCATATGGACAGTGTCTGCAACCATTACCAGAGCCACAACATTTTCCTCGTTTTATATGGTAAGATTCGGTCATAACAATATTCCCAAATTTATCTTTATAAAAGTCAGGTTCAGGAGATTTTTTTGTTGTCTCCTGAACATATAACTGTTGTATCCAATCTTTTGATGCACTTACTGTCATTTTAATTTTTTTTTCTTAAATTATAGAACGCTAGTAATACTTGATATGTTAGCGTTACATCATTTCCCCAAGTCACTTTCATAATTAAACAATTTCACACGCACCACCAGCACAAGCTGCCTCACCACGAAGATCGGTGTTATCTTGTAACTCAATAACTTTTGTAAGGTCAACATCTTTTAATGTTGTTGATAATCTTTCAAAATCTTCTTTAGTACAATCTTCAAAAGGTGCCTGGGTGTAAGTACCTCCGTTATAGGGTAGTACTGATAAACCGTTGTAATATTTTCTATTTTTCCACATCCAATCACCAACTAAATCCCACTCATCTTCTTTAATTGAAACTGTTGCCGATACATTGTGTGTATTTTGTCCTGTTCTGTGTCCAGATTTAACCCACTCTTGTGATACTTTTTTCACTCGTTCCAACATTTGGAATACTGATTCATATCTCAAAATTGACCCTTCTGGTGCTCTTTGTGGAATTGTAATTACTGCAGTGTCGTGTGGACGGAAATATTCATCTTCAACTAACTCTGGGTGGTTAATTGCAAGGTATGTATAGATTGCTTCATTTTTTCCAACTCTAATTCTTCTTAAATAGAAGTCATTATGCCAAGCGTGAATACCAGATGAAGTTCCCAATACAAGTGATGATGTTCCAGATGGTTTAACTGTTGTTGTTCTAGCGGCTTTGTTAATACCAATTAATCCGGCAACTCTTTCGTTTTCTTCTTTAACAGCTTGAGCGGCCGCTTTCATATCATAACCCAATACAACTCCAGATCCGATTCCTGTCATTCCAACACCAATAAGTGCGTCTTTTTCAGTTGTTCTTTTCCAAACATCTCTCAAGTAATGAAAGTCTGTATATCCAGCTTGTAATGTTCCAATAAATGCAGCACCTTTAACTCTTTTTTCAAAATCTTCTTGTGATTCAATATCTGAAGCATTCACCTCACACAAGTTACAGAATTGGTATGGACGAAGTGCAATTTCACAACATGGATTTGTTCCCCAATCTTTGTCGTTAGACAAATAAATTCCAGGTTCTCCAGCTCCAGATAGTTCAATTCGTTTCCACAAGTCCATAAAATATTCTTGTGTTACTTTATGTCTTAATAATACAGCCGAGTTATTTGCTCTACCTCTTTGTGGATTTGATTCCCACCAATTTCCTGACTTACAAGAAATCATTTCATCATCATCTGCTGAAAATAAAGAAATAAGTGCGGCTCTTCTAATACCACCGGCAAGCACGGCATCAGCAATATGACATACGATGTCGTGAGTTTCAATTGGTGTTAATTTATCACCATCATTTTTGTTTTCCAATACTTTTGTAATATTGTGAATACAGTCTTTTAATGGCTGAGGTCCAGGTGCTTTTCCACCAGAAGTTACAAGTAATGCTCCTTTTTGACGAATATCTGAAAAATCAAACACCGGTGTTGAAGATTTTGAACCCAAATAAGATTCCATTAACACTTTAATTGCGTCAGCCCAACCTTCAATTGAGTCCCCAATCAAATATCTTCTTGTTCTTGTTGAGTTTGGTTTTTTAATTTCTGGTAGTTTATCTACATGATGTTTTTGAACTGAAAACCCAACTCCAGTTCCACCTAAAAGTAGAAACATTGTTTCGGAGAATGCGTCAGTGTGATCAATCGGTAGATAAGCACAGTTATAAACTCTGTTTGGTGAGATTTCAATTGGTTTTCCACCAAACTGTAATGATCTCATAGATGGAAGAATTTTTTTATCATATACCATTTTATATACTTCTTCTATCTCATCTTTAATGTGTGGGTATTTTCTTTGGTGCATTTCTTTATTTCTAGTCACCAGTTCTTCCCAAGTTTCCCTTCTATTTAATTCAGGGACAAATTTAGCGTATTTCATATACACTGTAATATCGCTCAATATTTTCTGTGAAATATCCATTTTTTACAAATTTAATTATTTTTATTTAAGATTTTTGTTTTTCTTGTTCTTTTTGTTGTCTTTTTTCCAACAATTCCTTAACTCTTTGTCGTTGTCTTTCTTCTTTTTGTTCTTCAAGACCCAAGAATGTAGTTGTGGATTCAGTATCTATTTCAATCATCGCATTATCAAACTTGCAATTTTCAAACACCACACCATCATCCCCAATACGAGACTTGGTAATTGCAATTGTGGCCAATTTCATTTCTTTTTGTTGTAATGTCTTTGCTACCGAAATAATAACATGCCCTACTTGTGCCTTTTTAATTGAGCCACCCATCTGGTCAGTCGTAACTACTTCCGAAGAAATTGATGATCTATTTCCCTGGGTTGCCGTCCAACCAACGATGTTTAATTCGTGACACATAGCTTCAAATCCTCTCATTACCGAACCCTCACTCTTCCACTCATCTCCTAGGTTTTTGTCCGGAACAATACAATCAATGTAATCCAAAACAACCATATCTATTTTATTACCGTCAGCAATCATCTTTCTGATTTCATTTTTAATTTGAAGCATAGTTACGGTGTCTGATGGTAATTTTTTCAAATCCAAAGTATTTGACATTGTTTCCTCAATTTCTTTTGCTTTTTTCGTCACCTCATCTCTTTTTTCTGACAATTCGTCAGGGTGAATCTTGGTCCAGAGTGTAAAATGTTTTCTCTGAATCACTTTTGGGTTGTCTTCAAAAAATATTTGTAAGACATTAAATCCAAGGTTAAACGCGTGGTTTGAAATCTTTGTAAGAATGGTTGATTTTCCAACTCCGGTAGGAGCAAGGATTACACCAATTTCACCTTTTGCTAGTCCTCCCTTTAACAATCTGTCAATACCTGGTATTCCCATCGGAATTGGGTGTCGGTAATCATCTTCTAATACTTGGTCTATGTTTGAAAAAACACTCATTGTTGATGTATCTTTTGAACCAACTAGTAATGCTTCTCTAACCATTTCCTCAAGTGTGTCATAGTTTTCAAACTCACCACCGTCAATGATTTTTTGAGCTTTTTTCATTACCTTCTGTAACTCTTGTTGCTTACAGAATTTAAGTGCCTTTTCTTGGACAAAATCGGCTCCCTCAATAGGTGCATCCTTAATTTTCTTGATTGTATCAAGAACAACCTTAATTGCTGTTTCTTGTTGTAATTCGGATTTTGCGACTTGTTCTAAAGTATCAAAAGACGGAGTATGATCGTATTTTTTATAATACTCCTTAATCATTTGAATAATTATTTTGAAGTATTTGTTTTCAAAATAATTGTTCTCAATTACATCCACAATTGAATGTGAAAAATCCTTATCTAAAATGATTTGGTTAAGTAATTGAATTTGAAAATTGTTTCCAAGATACTCAAAGTTTTTGTTTGTCGCCATAATTTTTTCCTCCTATCAGTAATGATAAATACTATTAGTTTTGAATAAATTGTGGATAAAAATAATTAAATTTTTTACCTGAAAAAATGTCAGTCAGGTCTGTTAGGATACCTTTTAGCTTTGGGCGTAGGTCTACGGTATATCTGACCTTTGGTGGGTATGGTTTTGCGTCAAATGTTCTATGACAAATTGTCATGTCCCCAACCTTAATATATAGGTTAAAATTTTCATCACCATCTGTAATTGATGTGTTTAATACCTCCGGATTTTCAGAAATTTCATACTGATTATCCAACATATAAACCACCGATCTCATCTTCAAATTATATTGAAGTTCGTTACAGAAAGTTCTGATGTAGTCATAAAATTCTTCAGATTTACTAGCGTTTCTATTAAACCCTTTGACATTGAAAAATCTTTGAACTACAATGTTGTCATTACACATTAACAAAAATTCTAACTTTGTTATTTCCTGTTCTCTCATTTTTTTACTTTTTTGTTTTGTTTCTAAAATTTGTTTTTTCTTTTCTTGATAGTTTTAAAAATGGTTTTAAAAAATTTACCCAAGCGTCATCACCCTTTGGGAGAAATTTGAAGAAACCGTCTTCCATCATCATTTTAATTAAATTTCTATGCCCTCTTCCGTCTGGATCCAAAGACTCCGAATGATATAATCTAACCAATTCTTTTCCTTCTTCCGAAATTAGTGGATTAGCTAGGTCCACTATTTTTTCGTTAATTGTGAAAAACTCTTCTCCAAATATTCCCTCTTTGGTTTTCCCACTTAAGAGATTTTGTAAGGCAACATTTCCTTTCTGTTCCGAAAGTAACTTTTCAGCCTTTGTTAAAATATCAGTATATTTTAATTCTGTATCAAGTATCTCCGGAAACAATTTAAGAAATGTTTTTTCACCCAAATAAAAAATACCATCAATATTATCTGAACTATCACCAGTTAATATTTTGTAGGTTTTAACATTATAATGTGGTATTTCGGATTCATAAATTTTAATCCCATCACCATTCTTATAATATCTTTTTTGTTGGGGTGAATATATGGTTACCTTCTCTGAAATAAGTTGTGTTAGGTCTCTATCAGATGAAAATATAGTTTTATCTTCATCTTCAGAAATTTGACAATAATAAGCAATCAAATCGTCGGCCTCCGATTGTTCTACTTCCAATTGTCTTACAAACATTTCTTCAAGGTATTGTTTTACCCTATTTTTTTGAGTAATAAAAGATTGTTCTTTAAAATCTTCTTCGTTTTTTTGTTTTCTATTTAGTTTGTATTTGGGATAGATAATTCTTCTCTGTGAAGATCCGGTTTCACTATCCCAACAAACTACAACTTTATTGTAATTATTTTCCTCTAAAAATCTTCTTAAAGTGTTTAGAAAATGCCAAGTTCCACCAACATGTTCTCCATTGTTAAAGAAATCCCTAACACCGTGTACGCCTATCTTTAATAGGTTGTTACCATCAACCAATAAGGTTTTAGTCATTAATTTCTTCGTTAAGTGGGTTTGACAATATTGGTTCTTCTTTTGTGATATAGTCAGAGAAAAACTCCGTAAAGATCGCTTCCATTACCGGAACACAAATTGAGTTTCCAGCTAGTGCAACATGTGCCGTATTTGATAATGATGTTGTAAGTAATAAATCAATATCTTGTTCTTTAACACCCATAAATCTATACCCTTCTCTTGCTGTAATAGTTCTTACTCTACCATCTTCTGTTAGAATTTGCGGTGATCCACTTGTTGTTAGTGTTGGTGAACAACCATCAACAGAATAAATTCTTCTTGCTTGATCGTAACTAATATCATCTCTTCTACCAACTAACTTACAGATTGTATGTTTTTTTGGTTGGTGTGGTGTAAAGTGACAATCAACAATTAAAGATTCGTTAAAATTTTGATCTATAAATGATCTCATTGGTAATCTTTCTTTTTTATGATTATCTACATTTGTCATCTTTTCTCTAACATCATCAATACTACTATTAAGAACTGACATCATAAAAACTCTTTCTCTATTTTGGGGGCATCCGAAATCAGCCCCATTCAATACTCTCCAGAATGAACTATATCCAAGTCCTCGTAAGAAGTATATGTGTTTTTGAAAATTATCAATGTGGTTTTTTGAAATTAGATTTTTAACATTTTCCATTAAAAGAAACTTTGGTCTATTGATACTTAATAATCTCTCGACTTCAAATAACAGCCCACTTCTTGTTCCTTCTTTAATTCCTTTTTGAACCCCGGAAATTGAAATGTCTTGACAATTATGAGCGATACAACCATTTGCTGTGAATGAATGGTCTTCATCTACTTCAATATCATAAACAAATTCAGTATTATTTGTATTGATAATACCTTTAATTGGTGTCCAAATAAAACCATTATCAAAAAAAGATTTTTTATTTTTACTTTGGTCTAAATCAAAAGCAATTGTGTAACTATCTCTTTGATTAACATATCTACCCTCAATAATGTATTTATCTTTATTTTTTGTTTTATAGATAGAATAGGGTACATTATAACATTTTGCAATACATTGTCCAATACCATAAATTAATTCACGACTTACACTTATAATTCTTTGTCTTGTTGAATTTTGATAAAAGCTTCCATCCGCGGAAAAATAACCCTGGATAAATGATGTCAAAAGATTTCTTGGTAAATCAAAAATTGTATTAGTCAATTTTTTACCATGGGCATACTTCCCAAATTGTTCAACAAATAAACCAATTTCTTTTTTTGGTAAATGTATCTTATATGTTGATCCATCTCTAACAACTGCCGCATTAAATTTTAATCTTTCCAATCTTTCACTAATTTCTTGTAATTCAGAATCATTTTTATTTGTACAACATATAATTATTCCGGCTTGATTTCTTGACCAACCATCACCAATATATCTACCAATCAACCACCAAAAATCTTCATTATCCATATGTTGTGATAACTCATTTTTGTATCTTGGTTTTCTTCCATCATTCCATTTGAACTCAATCCCACCCCACTTTGGTATAATACTATTTTGATTAATTGCAACACCAAGGTAGTCATTTTTTGTTAAATCTTTACATTCTTTCCAGTGTGGTTTGGTAGTATTATTTTTATTACCATTTATTCTTGTTCTAACATAGAATCTATGATTTTCTGTTGTTTTTAATTCATCAAATATTGGTGATTTTATTTCCCAAATTTCTTTTTTACCTTGATCAAATTTGTTTGTAACTTTTTTATATGTGTTAGTATGTGTTAAAACCAAATCATCAATTTCAACATCAACAATATTTTTATACCCAACACTTGTTAATACTAATGTATCTTTAGTAAAACATGGAAATGAATATGTTAATAAATCACACTCTGGGAATGTATTCTCATTTATCATTCTTATATCACCAAGATTACCGTGAGTTGTTGTATGTAAAACATCATAGCATTCATTCGCTTGTTTGAAGTTGTCACAATTTGCAACATTCTCATAATCAACACCAATATACTTTAGTGCTAATTCTTGTGTTCCGTAACCGGAAAATAATGATACTACTTTTAATTTATTCTTGCTCATAAACTTTTTCTTCTTTTAAATCAAATTCACCATCTACACCAATAATGTCTTTCCAATAATCGGCATGTTCTTTCTTGTAAGATTCAATCGATGCCTTTTCTTCAGAAGCTTCCTTACCAGGTAAAAACCCGTGTGGTGTTACAATAATTTTTCCATCCTCAAAACCAAGACCATTAATGTGGTTTTTCATAACTGACACTTTTGTTCTTGATGCAAATTTAACAGTTCTTTTGTCTTTTGTTGCTGTAATTTTTGTGGTTCCGGCTCCTTTTTGATTTCCAAATAAGAAAACTAAAGAAGAGTTTAACCAAATTGCTTCACCACCTTTTGCTTTAATTTTTGGTTGTCCGAATGGATTATCTGGTAGTTCAACCCAAGGTTGATTAACTATAATTAATGTGTTTTCATATTTTGAGTCAGCTTTTCTTGATCCAGAAATTCTTTGATTAATTCCCATACCAATTTTATCGGCAAGAACTGATGCGTTATGTTGTTTACCACCTTTACCTTCATAAGTCATTTTACAAGGAACAGAACCAACAGAATCCCACATAATACAAAGTGAATAATCAAGTTCTCCCTTTTCTTGTGCATCTAACAAATCATTTATATAATCTGTTATTTGTTCTATATAACTAAAATTGTTATTAAATAAAAAGAATCCATCCCAAGTTAATTCACCAGTTTCTTCATCCACAACTTCTTCACATTCAAAACCCATTAGTTTTGAGTGTTCGAAAGACCATTTTTGTTCTGTAATAATAAACACAGGTAAAATTTGTTTTTTTTGTGCATCAACAGCAGTTTTAACAAGGGCTGTTGTTTTACCAGTATCCGAGTGTCCTAAAAACATATTGATGTGTCCCATAGCAGGACCTGGAAGACCCACAGCATCCAAAAATGCTGGTCCTAAATCAAAGTATCTTTGTGGTTTGTATTTTGCGTCCGATGAAAATTTTTTCTTAATCGAACTAAAGTCATTTTTTTTGATTGCCATATTTTTCTTTTATAAAAAGATAAGAAAAAGTGGGTATATTGTGTATTAATATACCCACATATTTTAATAAAATTTAGAATGGTAATTCTTCATCAATTTCATCGTTTGCTTGTGGATCTTCAACCTTTGTTTCAGGTTTAGATTTTTTACCACCCATTACGATTTCTCCTTCTGATGAATCTCCGTAGATATATTTTCCAGCATCAGAATCCCATCTTGGTGTTTCACCACGAGCAATTGCTTCAAGATATTCTACTGGTTTTTTAGAATAAACATCTTCCCAAGTAAGTTCATCACCAACCCATTCTGCCATTGTATCAACATCTTCGTGAACTGGAGATGGATCATCATACATAACTGTTTGAATTACAGTATAGAAAGCCCCTTTTGGTGTTTTTGCTTTTGTTAATTCAAGAATAAGGTCTCTACCATTATCTTGATCGGCAACATCACCTTTTGCTTTGTAAATTGGAATGATTTTATCAAAAATTCCTTCTTGCTTGTAATTGTGTTTAAATCTCCAGAATTTAGGACCATCTTGTTCGTTGTCACGATCAATTACTTTAACAA